GGACCAACTCGCTTTGCCGCCCTCTTTGACCCACTTGACCTTTGGTGTTGAGTTCAACCAGCCGGTGGACCAACTTGCTTTGCCGCCCTCTTTAACCCACTTGACCTTTGGGAATCGTTTCAACCAGCCTGTGGACCAGCTCGCTTTGCGGCCCTCTTTGACCATACTATTCAAATGAAATTTTATTCGTCGCAAAACCAGTGCAACTCGCGTTTGGCCCGGGTGATGGCCACGTATTTTAGGTGGTCTTCCTGTTCCAATTCCCATCCGCTCTTGGAGGCGGGGTGTGGCAACAACGAAGGCTTGATCACGTAAATCACATCCTCTTCCTGGCCCTTGCACTGGTGAATTGTGGACAATCGCACTACATCACCCGGATGTCCGGCGGTAACGGCGGAAGATGGTGAAAAAAGGGCCTCAATCTTTTCTCTCACGCCGAGCACGGTGGGATTCCGCATCGACTTGATCAGCGTCTGCAGCGAATCGAGCTGATCGTTTTTCTCAATGAGCTGCTCGCCCAACTCTTCCAGATGGGCTTTCTTCCAAGTGCGGTAGCGGTCCATGCGTTCTTTTAACGCTCGCACCTTGATCCAGTGGGCGTTGGTGATTTGCTCGAGTAATTTCAACATGGCGTCGCGCAAGGCATCGGCGCTCACATAACACTCCACCTGCTCGACGACAAGTTCCACGGCCAACTGAATGAGCGGTGCGTTAGTTCGACACAACACCAAGTGTGAATGTTGTCGTGATCGTTGACGCATCTTTTTGAAGATGGCATTTTCGTAGGCGTATTTCTCGGTGATACCCGCGACCGCGCCTGGTCTTGCACGAATGTGCGGCACAATGTCTTGCGCGGCTGCAATCACCTTTTTCGGGCACCTCCAACACGTGTGCAGCGGGAATTGTCGAGCTTGAAAGTGTCGCGTCACCGTCTCAATGGCATGGGTGTCAGCTCCGCGAAATCCGTAAATGGCCTGATTTTTGTCACCCACGAAAATCACACGACCGCCTTCGGGCTCAACGGAACGCGCAATCAATTCGATTTGCACGGCATTCAAATCTTGGGACTCGTCAATTAACACCACGTCGTATTGGATCAGCGGGAGCCCCAATCGCACCGGTAAATACACCATGTCGGTGAAATCAAAGTTCGAGCGTCGCTCACAACAGATGCGATACGCCTGATACAATACCCGCATGTAGTCATCGAACGTCTCTTCTTCCCGCTTGGCCGCTCGACCATAGCTGGAGCCATTCACCTGTGGCATCGGGATGCCGTAGCGCTCGCCAGCGGCCACAACAAAATCTTCCGACCACGCGGTAGACGGTGTGCAGTCGACGGCCAGGTTCATGAGCAGTTTGAGCATGGCTTGCATGTGCCACTTCCACTTTTTCAAATTGGCTTCCACGCCGCGGCTGGTGTCCTGGCTGATGGCCGTCGTGATGGCCTGATATTTGTTGTCAGCGACTGTGTTTTGCGTTCCAAACGCGCGGCGCAAAGCAGTCAGGCCATGCGAGTGACAGGTGAACGTTGAACACGCGGGCATTTCTCGTCCGAGACCAGTGGCCATTTGCATGGACGCGCGACGCACTTCACGGTCGAGGGTAGTTTGCACGGTTTTGTTGAACGACAAAAGCAACACTTTGGCAGAAGGTGCGATAAACCACAAACACATCAGCAACGTCGACGTTTTACCGCTGCCCGCGACGCTGTCGATCAACACGTTTTCGCGGTGCTCATGCACGAAACGACAAATATCACGCTGCTCAGGACTCAACGGGAAATTGCGCTTTTTCTCAATGGCGTGCACGATGGAATCAAACGTTTCCGCTTCCTGCTCGCCCAACCTGCTAGGTTCAACGGCCCCGGCCTCTGCCGGAGGACCAGACCAGACGAACGGAGTTTGCATGGTTGAAAGATGGAGCACGCACGCGGGACTGAGTTGGTGATCTGATCGAGTGTTACATTTATTTTTCAGCAGGCAGAAACACATCTAGCAAAAGTCCGACGGCGGCACCCGTGCTGGCCGAAGAAATCACCACGTATCCGGCGAACGGCACCCAAATTCTGCCGAAAGCAGTGGTTCCACCGTCTTTCCACCGCTTTTCCAGCGCACACACCACCCCGACGGCGGTGCCGACTGAAGCACCCGCGAGCGTGTAATAAAGCATTTTTGAGTTAGAGAAAACACATTTATTGTCCAATCTTCACAATCACCAGCAAATCAGCGGATTCCGCGGAATCCGCGGCATTTTCAATCACCAGAAACGGGCGATCCCACGCGCAACAACACGTTTGCTGCTTGGTCGCCTCGGAAACTGGAAATTCACCCGCCGGTGTGCGATTGGTGTGACCCAAGGTTTGAATGATGGGCGGTAACAAGTTTGTGGCTTCTAAATCAGCAGGGGCGGCCAGGCCTTGGCCTTCCACGGGTGATCCCCCGATGGGTGAATAGTTGAAAAAGGTCCACCGATAGGGGGCGGCACTTTGGACGGCGCCCACTTGAACCACCAGCGGCACAGTTTGATAGTGTTCCCACGCGTCCACAAATACTTTCACGCTTGCCCGCGGTTTCAGGCACATAGTGCGTTTCACATTGTGTGATTCCTCGCACAGAAACGTCGTGGCCTGATCCTTCACCTCCAACACAATCGAATTATTATGTGCCGTAGGCACCGTAGGTGACATCGACCATGGCATGGGACCGGCGGCACCACCCAGAAAACTTTGTTCAACGTAATCGGTGAAATACACAATATTGTCGTCGCCTTCGCGCTCAAAGATGTGATCATTTCTCCAGTGCTTGGCCAAAGTGCCACCGCTCGGATTGCAACGCGGCGCACCTGCATCAGGGCCCGGTCCAACAGTGTAAGCAAATTGGCGTTTCATGTGCGTTACTATCATTCAGTGCAGAAAAAAGTTTTCCAGAAATTCTTCATTTTTTTTCAATTTGGAAAAAATCTCAACTTGGTCTCCACGAAAAAATCTTCCAACTCCAAATTTTTTTTTGGGTGACCAAAATTTTTTTTGTCTCAGAATTTGGGGTTCGGAAATTTTTTTTTTCAAAATGGGCAATTTCTGGAAAAAATTTTCAGGCCTGATAGGGTCGGTATGACACGGTGTCGAAACTGCGGCGGGGACACATGGGTGGTAGATCAGGCGCGGGGCGACACAATCTGTCAGGAGTGTGGCATGGTGAACGACGACGAACGCGTGGTTGACCAAGGTTGTGAGCGACGCCTTTTTTCAGATGCAAGTGTGAACCACCAGCGCGCCGAGCGGGTCGACAATCGCCAAGGCAAGTTGCGTAATACGGTCATTGGAAACCCGCGGAAACGCCAAAAATCCGTGGTGCAGGCTGCTCAACGTGAGTTGACCAAGGGTGACAAAAATGACGATGCGCTCGCGGGCTATTTCTCCAAAATTCGTGAGGTGTGCAACGTGCTCAACCTCGAAGGTCGCGTGAACGATGTCGCGCGTGACTTGATTTTCCGATATGAAAAAGTGCGTGATCCTCACCGCCGGAGTCTACCGGTGCTCGAATCCACGCTCGCCGTCATTCACCTGGCGTGCACCCAAATGTGTTTGGGTCGCACCATGGGCGACTTGTTGTGTGATCTGCAATTGGCCGAAGTGGAGGTGCCAGACGATCGAGACGTGTGGGAGGTGCGCAAGAAATTTGTCCAGGCGTTGCCGGGCATCGACGCCCAAGCTCGCGCCGAGGACGTGATTTACAGTCTCTGCACCACGCTGAACGCGAGTCGAGCAGTGCGCCAAGTAGCCGCGCGAATAGAGCACAACATGCACGCGCTCGTCGAGGGCAAGACAGTGAGCACCATTGCCGCCGGCGTCATTCTTATAGCCGCGCAGGCTCTGGAAGATTTCAGTGTCACCCGCGACGACGTGGCCGGGGTGGCCGGGGTTTCCACCACCACCTTGGCGAGTTTCTGTAAAATCGGCCAGCGACATTGGGCCAACGTCGTGCCACCTCCGGCGGAATTGGCCAAAATCAAGGGGTGCTGAAAAGTGTCTTGCTTCAAATACAAATGATTCCCCAAACTTTTTCTGTGGCCAACAACGGGAAACCTTGGCATCGCGAAACGTTTTTGGGCAAAGGTGCCTTCTCAAAAGTTTACTGCTGCACGCAAAGGTAATGCTTGTTTTCGCACAACTAATCACACACCTGATTTTCTAGTAGTGTAGCCGACGGGAGTGGAGAATGTAGGACGGCCGCGGTGAAGTTTCTCAAGGTCAACGCCAACGTGGTGAATCACTTGGGCATGATTCGATCTGAAATTGACATTTTGAAAAATATCACCCCGCATCCCAACATTGTTCGATTTTTGGGCACGCATGATTACGGTGAATTTATTTTGTTGTTCACCGAGCTTTGTCAAGCCATCACGCTGGAAGATCAACTTGAACTCACGGGTCGAATTCCTGAGCGCATGTTGGTGAATCACCTGGTGGAAATCAGTCGCGGGCTGGCCCATTTACACACTAGCCTGATCATCCATCGCGACGTGAAACCTAGCAACATCTTTTTCAACGCCGACGGAAATGCCGTCATTGGCGACTTTGGTATGGCCACGCGCCTTAGTTTTCGTGATCAGCGGCGAACCAAGTGCTGTGGCACGCCCGCTTACATTGCGCCGGAAATGGTGGCGAGCAAGAGTTACTCGTTCCCGGTGGACATTTGGGCTTTGGGCGTGATGACATATTATCTGCTCGTCGGTGACATTCCCTTTTTCTCGGACACGGTGAGCGACACTTATGCGTGCATCGAAAACGGAGAATATCAACGACTCAGTCACGAGTATTCTGCCGACATTCGCCGCGTGGTGCACACCCAACTTTTGGTGGTCGACGAACAATCACGCGCCACCGCCGAAGATCTGGCCGACACATTTGAAAAAATGAAGTGCTAAATCAAACTTTTTATTTGCGCCATCTGGTGTCGTCAAGCGTTGTGGTTCATCAGGCGCTTGGCCAGACGCAAGTCCTCGGGCTGGACCGTCACGCGCGACGCATGCAGCGCCAAGAGGTTGCCGTCCTCGTAGAGGTTGACCAAGAAGTTCTCGGACGCCTCTTGGATGGCCTCGATGGCCGTGGCTTGAAAGCGTAGGTCCTCCTTGTATTCGGCGGCCACCTCGCGGATCAGGCGCTGAAAGGGCAGCTTGCGCAGCAACAAGTCGGTCGACTTTTGATACTTGCGAATCTGTCGCAACGCCACGGTGCCCGGTCGGAAGCGGTGAGGCTTGCGAGTCTTGGGTGCATCACGGCCAACGGCCGCGGTAGCGGCGGCCTCGGTGAGAGGTGCCTTCTCGGTCTTCGAGCGCTTCTGGTTCAGCTTCTTACGCGGGGCCTTTCCGGTGGTCTTCTTGGGGTTTGTCTGCTTAATACGAGCCATTTCTACAATAAAAATGTTGATAAATCAGGCTCTACACTTGATAACTTAAAATACAAAGTAAAAATCATTTTTCTGATGATCAACCTCTGAAAATTAGTTGTGAGATGATAATTGCATTTCAATGCTTTATACAAACAAGAGAATCCAAGTGTATTTTATTTTCTACTCTTAAAATTGGGTGTTTTCCATCGCACGGTGTGGTGATAGAGTGGGGCCGGCGTGAAATTTTGTTGGGTGGTGCCTGCGTATTGAATTTCTCCGCCGGATGCCGAGATTGGTTTCTTGGATCGCTCCCATTGCGCGTGAGCGTCCATCGAGTCACCCCCGTTTGGAGTGGGGGTCCAAGAAGAATACTGCATGCTGTTGTTTTTCACACGTGAAATTTATTGAGTTCAGAAAAACCACGCGGCGTGATCTTCTCGAAACATAAAACGGACCCGCATCCCCTTGTAAGTGGGCAGCGACGTGGAAATGTGTTTCACCTCATTTTTCACGCGGTATTCGTCGGGAATGTCGAACTCATAGATCCACTGCGGTGACCGGCCGTGATTGTAGTCGGTTTCTTCCAGGCTGTTTTTGAAGTAAGAGACGATGGCGCCGGTGGTCATGCCTCCGACCGTCTCAATTTCTTCCGAGCGCAAAAGTTCAAACGCCTGTTCAAAGACGTTCAGGTATTGGTGGTGCAGGCCGACGTGAAAGTTAAAGTTGACAAACATGGACTTGTGATATGCCAGCGAGGCCACTTTGAAAAGCATGTCGCGCCAACACTCCTTTTCAAACATGGGGTGCACCGTGGATAAATCGGCGTATCGGACCCACGTTGCCCGCGAGTGCGTGTCATACACGCCGCCACGATCGGTGTTGTTGTAAATCGAGAAAAGACACTCGGCCAAGTCGGTAGATCGGCGCATGTTGGGCGACACCACCAGATAGAGTGTGTGATGTTGACGATCTTGGTAGGCTGTCGGCACCTGTTCGAGCCGTGTGAGCAACGGCTCCGACGCTTGATGCACGCGTTGCGATACCCGGCGCAAACACTGAACCATGTGATGCCGTGAGGGCAGTTCGACGCGCGTCACGTTTCTTTTGACATCGGCGATTAGGAGGCGCGTGATATCCCAAAAATGCGATTGAGTCACGCGCGCCTTCCGAACGTTGGTGCCCACTTGGGTGGCAATCAATGCGTCTCCGCCCAGAGCATGGTCGTGCGACGAGTCAGGCGCGGCAGTGTGTTTGGTGCTCTTTGTGAGGACTGGCGACGGGTCGAGGTCTTCAATGTTCACGCCCTCCACTTCTTGGAGATCGATGCCTTCGTCTGCCATCTTGTCAGCGATGGCTTGGTTTTTGCGACTTTCCCCATCCATGAACTCGGTAAAGTTGGAATACACTTGGATGGCGCCCGAGTCGAGCACGAGCTTGTTGGACCAATCCAACTTTTTCAGGTTAAACAAGCTGGACGGGTTCGAACATACGTGTGACCAATATCGAATCACATCACACAGCGCATCGCCCTGATTTCCTCCCACCGCCACTCCAGCCGACACCTTTTCCACGGTGGTCGGTGGCACCACCACGGGAAGTGCCCGCGACTTGGTGGTCGGAACTTTGGCCTTTTTCACTCGGACCCTTCGCCCAGTGCTTGCAGTGGAGGAGGTGGAAGTTGATCGCTTTTTCATCTTTGTCTGATTTGAAGCACACCGTTGGGGCGTGTCACTGGACAGTCGACACAAAATAAAATTGTGGTTTCTGATTTCATTCTGAAATTTCCAGCTGACTCGGAATGAAAACTGGGGTGTCGTGCTGCATAATCCAGTAAGCACCCGAGCACATTACCGTGTTGTTGAGCTCCGCCAACATTTTGGCCACTTTTTTCTTTTTGACCGCTGATTTTTCCACCGAAGTCACCGACTTGGGGCGGTTCTCTTTCTTGGCCTTCTTGGTTTTCTTGGCCTTTTTGGCCTTTTTGGCCTTTTTAGGCTTCACGCGCTCGACGTCGCTCGGGTCAAACTCGTCCGGGTGCGTGCGATAGTTGGCCTCCAAAATCAAGCGATCCATATCGACGCGCGAGGAAATGAGCACGTCGTCGCCGTCTTTCACCGCGGCCTGGTTGACCTTTTTCAGGTCCGCGCCCGTGACCAGAGAGTTGACCAGGTGAATGAGTGGCGTGCATGTGGTGTAGTTGAGGCTGTCACCGCGAGAAATATTTTTGGGTGGCAACTCGGCCAGCCGTTGTTCCAGATCGCGGACGCTTTTTTCCATAATGCTCAAGTAGGCCGAGAGCCCGGTGAACAAATTGCTTTCCAACGAGATCAAATCTGAACCCTGCGCCAGAATGGGGCCAAGCATGGTGAGCGTTTGCCGCAAATTGATGTAGTTGGTCATAAACACGTTCAAGTCTTTGCCCTGGCATCCGCCAAACACATGCTCCTGCTGCGAGGTGTCGGGGTTCCACGCGATAATGTTGAATTTTCGCACCAGGTGCAAAATGTGCAAAAAGAAACACCGCGCCAAAATCACCGGGTTGGTGCAGTAGTTGGTCACAACATACGTGAGTAACGTCAACCACATGTCGCCGTCTTCGGCGGGCACACAATTGGGCACACTCATGGCATACCGATATGAAATGGCAAACGCCAAACGCGGCTCTTCGCGAATTACCGGGAAAAATCCAGATGCCAACATGTCGCACACTTCCCGCACCTTGATCCACTCGCCGGCGCGATAATGGCGCTCGAGCAGGCGCATCTCGGCCTCGAGCAGGCGATTCTTGTAATACACCACGGCCAGGGGGGTGGGCGGTCGCACATTTTTGCGATACAACGGGCGCTGGTCCAGGTGTGTGGGACACTTGCACTCGAACCCGTGGCGCGACATCAAGAGGCGGTCGATCCTTGATTGGCTGGTAAGCCCGACGGCTTCGACCAGGTAGGAGTAGCAAATCTCATCACCGCGCTGAATGTTTTCCAGGGCGGTCAAATAATAGCCCCAAGGCATTTTTTTCAAGATGGCATTGGGCACACAATCGTGGTTGAACCACGCGAGCGTCGGACAAAACACCAGGCCGATGGTGGTATCCGACAGGGGAAGTTCAAGCGTGGGTGCGTTGCACGCCACCATGTTGTAGAGTTGCGTGAAATGCTCCCGGTTGGCCCAAAAAATGAGAGCCACCGTCGGCAACGTCTTTTCTTTGAGCCACTTGATCGCCGCCTGATGACGCTCGGCGTTCATCTGACCCAAGCCGGTTCCCACGTGATTCAAAAACGTTTTTTCGCGCACCCATTTCTGGCATTCCGCGTGCCGTTTCAAAATGAGCGTGCACGTCATTTGCAGGTGAGCAGGTGACGTAAAATGGGTGAAATGCTGGGAGACAATGGTGCCTCCGGTGAGCGCGGCACTTTCCTCGGGCTGAAAAGTGAACTCTTGGCCAAATTCAGCGGCTTCTTCTTCGGTGGTGGCCACGAACGAGATGCGCTCCATCCATTTCTCAGTGTGAATGACCGTGCCTCGCGGAATGCTTTGCTGGGCAATCACTGCATTTTCGTTGCGGGATTTCAGTCGCGCGCAGGGTTTCACCGTGAATAATTCTGACCCTGTCGACATTTTCAATTTCTGAAAAATCGTTTGGAAACGTTTCTGAAAATTCCAAGATGAAAAATAAAACCATGAATCCGGACCCTTGCTTCAAGCCGGGTCATGTCGCCATTTTCAGTGACGACAAAATTAGGACATCGTTGATTTTAGAATGTCTCAAGCAAATGATCACGGGAAAAGTCCACGTGGTGCTCGTTTCAGAAAATCGCAAACCGTATCAGACTTGGCTTGATAAACACGCACTTTCCGTTCGACACCATCGCACCGTAGATGAGTTGCAACACGCGTGGCCGCGTTACTTTGAAGAACAAGAGGTCAAATTTCAACACACGAGTTTTGACCAAAAAGAGCAGATTTCGCGCATGATTTTCGTGTTTGACGCATGTTTGGAACCACCATTTACTTTTTCGCGATTGTTTTCGCACCTTTTTCGTAATGGTGCATGTCTCAGAATGTCAGCTATCGTTCATGACACGCTTCCCAAATTCCCTTCAGACATCAGTGCGAACTTACACTATATCCTGTTGGAACCGACCGACGATCGGCGGACTCGACAGAAATTTTTCGTTCACTTTGCCGGAATGTTACCATGTGTCCAGGAATTCAACCGACTCTTCGAAGAAATCACGCGTGACGATGGTATCGTCCTGATTGATCAAACCAAACCAAAAGGTGAAATACGTCGATTTTGAAAAGTAAAGAAAGGTGTGGGGGTCTTTCCCATTACCGCTCGCAACATTCAAGAGCATGTGGCACACGCGGTGGTGAATAAAATCTTGGCTGAAAAGAAATACTCAACCATGTCTCGCAACTATATTTACCCCAAAACCATGACCAACGGCATCTCGTCGATGCTCAACCACGATCACCGTGACGGCGCCGGAGAAGCCATCGATTTCTCTTATAGCCGCACGTTTCTCAACGACGTAGGCGCCAAACTGCCCGAGCGGAAGCCGGTGCCCAACACGCGCCCCACGTGGCTCAAGGATTTCGCCGTCGATTTCGTCGCCGCGGGCAGTAATCTGGACGTTCGTTTCTTGGCCGACGGCGCCGGCTACAGAAATGCCGTGGGTTATTTCGTGTATCCCACCGCCTCGCCGCCTCAAAGCGTGTCCGAGATCGATTTGGTGTTGTGCTTTCCGAACGCCTCGCGCAACCGCAAACGCGACGGTAAGTTGAAGCACGGTGACACGTTCCAGGTGCCTTACACGTTCACCAAGGCCACCGTGGACGGTCGCGAAGTGGTCGACGAAGTGACGTCGTGGATTTTTCCGCAGGGTTACTCGGTGGGCTTTTTCATTGTGGCCAACGGCTGGAACGGCTACGAGGTGTCCACCACCAAGCCTATTTATTTCTCGCTCTCGCACCTGAACCCCGAGGCTGACGCCGAGGACAAGTTCCACACCGTGGCCGTGCTGAGTGACGTGATTCAGAACACGCTGATTGTCGGTTTCGAAGATTTGAACCGCCAATACGGTGGCGACAACGATTTCAACGATTTCGTGTTCACCGTGCAGCCGACGGCCCTCTCGTTCATCGAGCGCGATCGTTACAACGCCACCAACTTTAACAGTTTCGAAGGCACCATCATTGCCAACGACGAGCAGGTGTTTTCTGATCAATTCAACGATTGTGACTACAACGATTTGGTGGTGGCCTACCAAGTGAAAGAAGACTTGTCGGGCGACGACTACGTGATCACCAAAATCACCATGGACTTTGATTTCACACATCGCGGCAGCTGGCACGATCACGAGTTTGGCGTCATCATCCCGAACGTGGGCTTCCAACTGGGCACTGCCACGCGCACCACCTTTGTCGGGGAATCCACCACGCCCCTGGTGGAAGACATCACCGCCGACGTGTTCTCGGAGAGCAACGTGGACGGAAAAGTCACGGTGGCCACTTCGACCAAGACGCTGCTGCCGCCAAACCCGACGCTCGAAAACCAATTTTGCAACACGTGGAACAACTGGGACACACCCGAGGCCCGCGTGCCCCCTTCCAGTGTGCGCGTGGTGCTCACATTCAACAACACGGTGAACCGCGCCACCTTTAACAACACGATGGCGCCCTACATCCCATTCTTGCGTGTCCACACGTCCGGTGATACCAGTGTTCCCGGCACCGTGTATGAGCGCCGCGAGGACGAGTTTCTCACGGCCCCGCCGATTTTCTCCAACGGTGGCATCAACCAGCTGCGCCCGCTCTACATCTTGCGCGGCGAGATGAGTTATCGTCCGCTGATTGAGAAGAACAGCGTGCATCACGGCTACCCTCGCTTCTTCGCCTTTGCCCTCTCGGACGAGACCGATCAGCTCATGTGGTGGGACAACTTTTTTGAGGAAGAGAAACTCACCAACGCCGTGGCGCCGATCGATCGCTCGTGGTAAAAATCTAGCTTGCAATAAATGTCCATTCCTTTTACGTTTCACTTTATCTGGGTAGGTCCAGACCCTTTACCGCCCAATTTCGCTCGCTTTCGGCAAACCTGGCAACACCATCATCCTGACGCCAGCGTTCGCGTGTGGACCAACGCGGATCGCGAGCATTTCGCCGGTGAACTGCCGTTGCTCGAGCGCCTCGACAATCCAGCGCAACAAGCGGATGTGATGCGATACCTGGTTTTGTATGAACACGGCGGCATCTATTGCGACCATGACATGGAGTGTCTACAATCAGTGGAACCGTTCATCAAGGACCAAGATCTGGTCGTATGCAACGAGACTGACGATGTGAGCGTGCCTTACATGAGCAACTCTTGGATCGCCGCGCGTGCCAAACATCCCGTTTTCAAGTCCATCGTGGACCGTTTGCACGATGCCGAATATCAGGAAGTGATTGCGCGTGGAGCCATCAATGAAACCACCGGACCCTACCTGCTGGGATGGGGGCTTTCACAATTGCACGATCACCGCGCGGTGAGACGTCTACCCAAGGATTACATGTATCCGTTTCTGTGGTTTGAGCAGGCGCCGGAACAAGTGCCCGAATGCACGGTGGCCATACATCATTGGGCGGCGTCGTGGAAGAAATAAATCACTGCATTTAAGCAAGCGCCACCAGCTCCCGAATGGTTTTTTATTACCTGATTGGACATCGCGATGCCACTGAAGAAAAGCATCGACAACGCAATTTGCTCAAAGTGCTCGAATGGCTTCGTCTCCTCCAGCAGGAGGTTCAGCAAAAGGCCCAAGAGAGCTCAGATCACACCATCGTGCCCGTGGTGATTGAACAGGCCGCGGAGAAAACGTTGCCCGCGCTGCTACCCACTGGTGTGGAATACGTGTGGGAAAATCAGGCCGGTCCCTATAATCGATCGCGCGGATTCAACGTGGGTGTCCGATACGTGTCGAGCAAGTTTCACTTGCAACCGCGCGACATTTTGCTATTTTCTGACAACGACGTGGTGATGGATGTCGAAACCATGGCGCAAGTGTTAACCACGGCTCGCCGGGATGAGCTGGCGGTTTTCTCACCTTACAGAAGCATTTACGACATGTCCGTCGGCGATTCAGAGCAGTGGCTGCCAGGCGATGCGTTTGACATAGGTCACGCCACCCTCCGAAAAGGCACCACGTTGGCCGGCGGAATTTTAGGGATGACCTACGCGAGTTTCTGCCGCGTTGGTGGGTGGATTGAAGAGTTTTCAGGATGGGGCTACGAAGATGTAGCCATGACCAACGTCATTTCTCGATTTGTCACGGGCGTGCACACTTTTCCCGAGGACGCATTTCACCTCTGGCACCCGCATCACCCCGTGGACGTGTCGCCGACGCTCATTGAGAAAAACAAGCAACTCATCACCCATCTCCAAATGTCCACGGTGGACACCGCCCGATCTCGGGCCATCACCCGGCGAAAGCTGTTTGGTTTGTGAAATTTCTCATTTGGAAATTTTCCCATTTTTGCAATTCTGAAAAAAATCAAATCTCAAAAATTGGAAAAAAAAAATTCGAGCTCAAAAAAATTTTTTTGGATTTTGGATTTTTTTTTCCTGGAAGAGAATTTGAGATTTTTCAGAAAATGATTTTTTTGCAAGTTTTTCAGAAAAAGTTTTCTTGTTTATTTTCACGTCTGAATCGCGTCGGTGGGCTCGGGGTCTTCGACACCAAAGCGGCCTTCGATGTATTTGCCCACCACGTGATGAATGGCCACTTCGATGCGGTTGACGTTGCGCTCGAAATCACGCATCAGCTTCACCACGGTCTGGTAGGAGTTGAGATTTTGGAACATGCGCGCGTTATTGGACGCCTGATGCTCGAGTAGCAATCGTCCCATGGCCTCAATAAACATTTCACCCAACAACATCACAGATTGGGGACTGGTGATGCCAATCACCTCACCCGTCTCCGCGTTCACTTGAATCTCGCTGGCCACCACGGGGTCGCGCAAGTTAATGTTCAGAAAAATGGTTTCGCCGCTCTGGTAAATCTGGTAGCGATACGTCATCGAATCGTTCACCGAGAGATTGATGGACAAGTTAAGCGTCGTTTTCTTGGCTTTCACCTTGAAATCCGTGTCGGAAACCACGCTCTTGTTCAGCGGTTGTTCCCAGCTGCGCGATTCGCTGTGAATGTCGGAAATGTCACCGCGTGATTCGACAATCAGTTTCACGTCCTCGCCCTCGAGCGATGATTTCCGGCGGATGCTTTGGATCTCGTCCACGCCCGTCGACGGCACGTAGTTGGAAAACTCCGAGTGCAACACGGGTGCCACGTTGTTCACCTCCACCTTGACGTAGTTACCGCGCTGCGATTCGATGGCGCGAATCAGGTCGCCGGTGGTATTGTCTTTCCAAATGGATGAAAAGTCTTCGGTGGCGATGATCTCGTTGCCCACCATTTCCAAGTTGCGGAGCAGATCGCTCACGTCGCCCGTGTCAATATTGGGCACACCCTGGACGGTGCTGAGCTCCTTGAGCAGCAATTCGAGGCGCGCAGCGGGGATGGAATACAGCTCCCTGACAAAAGGATGATCGACGTTGATGCCCGCGCGTGACGGATCCAAAATGGGAAATGGGTTCTCATTTGACGACCCATGAGTGTCGAGGTCATACATCAGGTCGGCGATGTAGTTGCAATGCAGTCGGCCGTAAATGTAGGGCATGTTGACATCGTTCCTGAACTTGTCGCGGAGCGTGGAAATCTCGTAAACGGACGAGTCAGACATGACCATGAATCCGAATTCCAGCTGTTTCTCGTCCACCGGTTCGGGAAGTGGATTCTTGCATTTCCAGAGTTCAAAGTGAGCTTCGGCCTCTGGATACTTGGGCACCTCGTAACGAATGTCGAGCAACAAACTCGAGTCCTCCGGGAAATCGTAGTGAATCGGCATTTGCTCGGTCAATGGCGTGCCAGCCCGGTCAAAACTTTGCAGGGTGACGTGCACCAAGTCGTCAGACAAAATGTCGCGCAGTGCACCGTGTGTTCGCACCAGCTCGAACAGCTCCTGCAGGTCGTGGATGTAGTGGAAATTCAACAAATCAATCGCCACCATCAAGCCGTTGCCGACAATTTTCAGGCCGTCGCGGTGGTCATCGGTGGCCGGCTCGTCCGAGTGGATCATCGATCCGTTGGCATCGGCGGAAATGTGACATTGCGAATACAGCCCATCCTTGATGGTCGAGAACGTCACCCCGCCCAAAGCTGAGATGTCTTTGGCACCTCGGCTGAAATAGCCGCGGGCGCCCTTGTAGCTGGTGAACGAGCCCACTTTGAGGAAACATTCCTGCATCTCTGTGCCCGTCAGGCCCAAGGCAAAATCACGGCACACAATTTTACGTCCTTGGTCGAGCACCTCGATCTCGATCGCCTTGTGCGCGGTGTGGTTTTTGTTGTAGGCGTCCACGCTGTTTGTGATCAATTCCACCAGCGCATCCTGGACGTTTCTTACAGCCGTTTGACGGATGTATCGGTAGGCGCGGCTATCGATGAGGATGGGAGTCTCTTCGGTCATCGTTCAGAAAAAACCTTGGTCTTTCCATAGGTCAAGATAAAAAACTCCATGGTGTTTTGAATGAGACCACACCGCCATGACAAAAAAAAACGAAGCACTCCGCGAATGGAAGAAAAAGTATGACTACGGTCACCGACCATACACGGGCCGCAAAGTAAAACCGGAAGAACGCGCCGAAAGGCGACGTGACGAAAGGCGCCGCCACGACGGAGGGCACAGAGATCGTCACGTCAGTGACGATAGGCGTCGTGACGATAGGCGTCGTGATCACCACGACCGACATCGTCACGAGGAAAAAAAGCACCATCGCGATGACCGTCATCACCGTCATGGCCGGCGCGACAAGAAATCCGAATGCCGGAAGAAGCGACATCATCACCACAAGAGGAAACATCATTGCCGCAAGAGTCGTTCGTCATCATCCTCATCATCCTCATCATCCTCATCGTCGTCATCATCATCCTCGTCGTCCTCGTCGTCATGCTGTCATGCCGTGGTGGCGGTGCCTCCGAACGATAACAATTGTTGTGTTCCCGCGATGCAGATTCCACCCGTGTCGCATTGTGAGACATTTCAAATCTCCAACGCGGCCAGTGAGTATTTGCATGCCTACATCTCGGAGCTCACACAGTCGCTGCTGCACAAACCTTCACAACCCAGCGAACCGACCACCGCGGATTGTGAATTTGTGATTGTCGAGGATGTGTGCCCGCATGGTCGTCGACAATTCAATTTTGACGCCAAGCACCCGGACAAAAACTATTGTAGTCACTACTGGAAAGTGCCGAACTGTGTGCGCACCATTTACGTCACGCTCACCGGCGGCGGTGGATCAGGCGCGGCGGCCAGCCGGGATATTTATTTGCGTGGCGGCGGTGGCGGCGGTGGTGCAGCCTCGATCATCAAGCGTCCGCTCGACGTGCACGAGGGCGACGTCATCACCATCATGGTCGGCGGCGGTGGCCGCGAGAACAAGAGCAACATGGACGGCGTTGACGGACACCCGAGCAGCATTCACTATGGCGCGGTGAAAATTGTCGCCGAAAATGGTCAGGGCGGCAAGGCGGCCGACCCGAACGCCAACACGGGTGGACGCGGCGGAGCAGGCGGTGAAAACCCCGAATGTCCCAACCAGTCGGGCTGTCCCGGCGAAAGTGGCACCATGTTGCCGCCCTCGTTTGGCATCTCGTGTGGTGGCGACGGTGGTGCCAGCAACTTTGCCATGGGTGGCTTAGGTGGCACCGGTGGAAGCGGCGGTCACAGTTTCTTTTCGCACGGGGGCACCGGTGGCATCTTGCCGTATGGCGGCGGCCAGCCAGGATCGTTGGGCAGTGGAGGCGGTGGATCTTCGCCGGTGACTTTTGATCCCGTCCAAGGTGGAGCAGGCGGTGATGGCTTCGTGCTCATTCAATGGTGAAAAATAAATATTTATTGTGCATTTTCCCAAAATGTTTTCACGTCCCTCATGGACGCTTGATGTCTCTCCGCATACGTCGGCGGATTCGCGTGCGCTGCATTTTTGTAATGTGCAGCGGCGTCGGCACTGGCTGGAATTTTCAGGTGAATCACACACTGATCGGCACCCATGAGCACGTCATCGCCGACGCGGGTGAAAAAGTTGTCTTCCACGCACTTGGCCAATTTCCAGCGCATGAATTCTGCGTGTTGCACGCTGTGATGCTCGAGGGTGAGCTCTTGGGCAATGCCCACGATGAGGCCGGCGTCCAGCGCTTCCAGGCGCATGTTCAAAATAGTGTCCTCGTTATAGTATACGGCCACCGCGGGCAGTGGTCCCACCTCTCGCCAACGCGCCAACGGAATGATGAAACAACCGCCCGCGACTGCCGACACAATCTTGGGCACGCACAGCCGTTGACCACTGGGCAAAATCATGACGGGATCGTCGTCCATCATCGCGTGATTGGTGGCTTCGACATTCTGATTACACGCCACCAAGCCCTGCTTGTGCGGCGGGATCTCGCGCATGATGTCCACCAGTTGGGCGGCGGACGCTTTGGAAATTTTCAGATCCGAGTCGCAAAATGTCAAGTAAGTGCACTCGATTTTCTGATTCAGCAACTTGGACACTGCCAAATTCATCAACATGGCTTTGCCGACATTCTCGGCCTGCTTCATCACAAACAGCGGAGGGTTCGCCGCGGACGCTGTGAAAATTTCCCGCTCGATTTGGCTCCAATACGCAGCCTTGGCACACCACCCGACGTAGATGGTCGGGTAGCCGGCGCATCCGGAAACAATGTCCAAGACACATTTCAGGTGTGCTTCGGTCGGCACAAACACCAGCACAATGAGGACATTGTCGAATTTTCTCGTCATGTGGCAAGCTTTTTTTGTCTTACTGTTTACAAAAACAACATTCTTTTCACGTCGCCGCGTGATGAAGATTCTGTTCGTTTCCTATTATGGGCCCAAAGACTCGCTCATTTACGCCGCCAACGCGCTGGAGAGGGCCGGCTACGAAGTGGCCGATTACCCGTTGTTTCGCTTCGCACACGACCAATACGACAAGAAGCGCAACTATTTGCGCCACTTTCACGAGTCACTGCTGGAAGAGGATCCAGACGTCATCGTGTGGTGGTATATCGGCATTCCGGCGAAAAATATGGGCTTCATCCACAAGCTGCACGAGCATCGTTATCACATTTTCTTCAATTGGGACGATCCCTTTTGCTGGTCCAACCTCGAGTTGCAGCTGGCCGACAAGGTGAAAAATTTCGATTTGGCCGCCGTCACTTGCGAGTCGAGTCGGCAGCGCTACTTGGACCACGGCACCAAAGAGTATCTTTACCTGCTGCCTGGTCACGATCCCAAGGTGCATCAGCCGCCGCCCGAGAAAAACTACGTGTGCGACGTGCTCATGTGCTGCACGAACCTCTACGAGTCGAAAGAAATGTTCCCGGATCAGTGGACTTCGCGCGCCAAATTGGTCGAAGCACTCGACGCCCATCCAGACATTGTGTTGCACCTGTATGGTCCCGAGAGTTTTGCCAAACGCTTTCCCAACTCATACCAAGGATTCCTGGCCTACAAGGACAACAGCGAGAAATTCGGCAACGCCCGCATCAATCTGTGCACGCACGTCACGTGTCAGGGCGATGGATATCTCAACGAACGCACCATCACCATCATGGGATCCGGCGGGCTGCTCTTGGTCGACCCAGTCAAGGGATTGGAACGCAACATTCAAGCAGGCATCGAGTGCTTGGTCATGGAAAGCGCCGACACTGACGCGATTGTCGCGCAAATTGAGGACATTTTGAAAACGCCCGAAGAACAGCTCGACCTGATCCGATTCAAAGGTCACCAACTGGCGCTTGACAAATTCACGTGGGACCACTGGGCACACCACTTGCACTTGTGCATTTCCAAACACTTTTTCTCGCCCACTGATTATCGCCAGCTCCATGGTGAAGACATTCCCGCCTCCGCGACCACCCGTGATGAGTTATGGGAATTTTGGCACACTACCGGACACCAATTGGGCCACGTGTGTGTGAAACAAAATGTGCCCGACAACTTTGACTTTGAGGCCTACGTGAAACTCAACACGGACTTATCGGCCACCGTGTTGAACACGCGCGAGAAAGCGTGGAATCACTGGGAAACCAAGGGGAAAGCCGAAGGCCGTTTCTGCTGTTTCACCGACGACGACGATGCCCGCGTGGTGGTCCACGGCGGCGACGCAAACACGGGTGGGCGTGGCGGCGGCGGCGTGAACAATCTCATGTTTTTGATTTCAGAAAACATTCTCTCCGCCGAGCAGTGGTTCGAGTTGCAGTCCATCTTTGTGAAAATTCGCAATCGCGACACCACCGACCAGGGTCTGGACGCGCTCGACGCGTTTTGCAAGCAACACCCAGATTTGGCCGTGGTGCCCGAGGTCAACAATTTTGTCCGGCTCATCCGACTGTGAAAAATAAATTCCTGAAAAACTCCCCAAAAATTTCAAAATGGAAATTTTGCACCAACCCAAAATTCTGGACAAAAAAAAATTTGGCCAACCCAAAAAAAAAGTTGAAAGATTTTTTTTTTGGAAAATCAAATCTGGGTTTGGAAATAATTTTTTTTTTCAAAATGACGTTTTCTGGAAAACTTTTTCAGGACTTGGTTTATTCGGTCAACGCGCCCACAAAGGCCCGCGCGAACTTCTCTCTACCGTATCGAGCGTGGTAATCGGCCAGTGTGGATTGGGAAAGTGCGGAAAGCTTTGACTTTTCCCGGATAATTCGAACGAATGTTTCTGCCAAATCGGCGGGTTCAAAATGAGCCGATTCCAGAAACGAGTCCGTGTTGTCTTGCATGGGCTGCATGTTACACGGAACGGTCCACCCGTTGACGTCGGGCACGATGATCTCGCCATGTGGCATGGCGTCTAGAGTGATCACGGGTTTGCCGATGGAAATGGACTCGAAAAAGCCAATGCCCAAACCTTCGTGTTTGGAAACTTGCACATTCACGTGGCACTCGTGATACATTTTCTTGAGCTGGCTAAAAGGTAAATGCTCGGTGATAATGGTCATGTCCGGATGTGAGCGATACGCGTCGATCTCCGGCGGGTAATCACCCTGGATGGTGCAGATGAGATGTGCATCTCCACTTGAGATGCTCTTCATGGCCAACGCGAACGCCTGACACACTTTCAGGCACTGCTTGCGCGTAATGGCATTCATGCCGCCCACGTTGAGAAATCGCACTGTTCCCACATCGCTCCCATCACCGCTGCGAGCCCTGAGGGGTGGTATGGTGTCGAGTGCATCACTGCCCTGGCTGTATCCGACGTAGCTGGTGTTGGTGTAGCCGTTGGCTTGAAAGACTGATTCGCAAAAGTAGCTGTTGCACAGAATGCGATGGAAGTGGCGGTGTTTTCCAATCTCGTCGCGGCGCACGATTTCGATGTTGGGCACGGCATACACTTTCACGTTGTGGCTCTTGAGCAGTTTGGCCATCTCAAACACGCGAAACCAACACGTCTCCGGGATGATGACTTTGCCAATGTTGTAGCGCGTGATGAATTCGACGATTTCATCGTCGGTGACTTTTTCACGCACGTTGGGGCTGTAGTAAATGCGCGGGTGGTCCCATTCACTGGGGTCGCGCTGGTGGCGTTCGTCCATCGGGCGGTCTTCGACAAAGTAAGGACGGAACGCGAACACGTGAGTGCGGAAAAGTTTGCCAAAACTCGGGTCATTGTGCAAAATGTCCACGTAGCGTTTGCACTGAATGCCCAACCCCTGATCACACCAGGGCGAGAAAAAGGCCACATTGTAACGCGCCGACTCGCGAGTGGAATTCACGCACACGCGCAGAAACGACAACGACGATTGCATTTCACCACACTCTTGGGCGCGCTGTAGGGCCCGGCGGTGATACTTGAGCCACTCGGCGTCGTCCGTGTAAAGTTTTCGCACTGCCTCCATCCACGGCTGCAAAGGCACCGGACACACCACTTGGTCTCCCGCAGGCCCCTGGTTCCCTGTCGACTTTTCCCCCGCCGAAAACAGTCGGTCAGGGATGACGATTCCGGCGTCGCCCACCAGATATTTAATGTTGCCGGCGCCCGTGGTCACGATGGGGATGCCGTTGATCATGGCCTCCAACGCCACGCGACAAAACGTCTCGTCCACTAGCGACGGAATCAACATTACCCGCGTTCGACAATGCACCTCGCGAATGTCTGACACGCGCGGGATGATCTCGACGCCGGCACCTGATTGAAACTCGGCGGCCATCTTGATTTTTTTGCCGAGACCGTCGGAGAACAACTCGACCTCCACACCCAAAAACGGAATGTCCGGCATGTTTTTGAACAAGTGAAAGAAGAGCTCGCCGCCTTTCAGTTTGTGGATGCTCATCGCGCTCACCACCGCCTGCTGATCATCGAAGCGTCCCATTTTCTGCATGCGCCGACCGATGAAATCGTTCACTCTTTCACCAGGCGCCGGCGAAAGTGGGTGAAGCTGAGAAGACTCGCAACCGGCACTGGCCAAAATGACATTTTCCAAACGCACATCCGTGACTTTTTCAATCACGTCCACCATGAACGGCGAAGCCACATACACTTGGGCACTCTTTTCCAACACGTGTGCAAAGTTCTCGTCCACCTGATGGGCCCCGGCGTTTTCCAGCATGCGGTCATTCTGCTTCGACTCGTCCAATACGATGGCGCCGTGCCAAAAATGGAAACCCGCGATGAAGGGAATGTTTAGGGACACGCAAACATTCAACATTTCCACGCGCAGATGGCCCTGATGATGCACAAAGTCAATCTGTAACAGCTGCAGCCACGTTTTCAGACTTTCATCCGTGTAACCACCGGGCACGTGGATGAGCTTGCCACAGTGCAGACCATCAAACACCACGTCCACGGCGGAAAAAGTCGGATAGTGTTCGTTGCTGGGCTGATAAAACGAGATCCAATAGGGGTCCATGTTTGCCTGTTTCGCCCACAACATGGTGCCATACATGAATTGTTCGCCGCCGCCAAAGGGATATCCCCATTTGGTGACGATGCCGTAGCGAATGTTTCGCATCGTGTTTCTGTGCACTAGAAATCATAATTTTGACCCGGTGACGAACAAATATATGTTGATTTACTTTTAACAATGTCAACGGCGTCGCCACCAGACGTCTGGTTATCGGCCGGAGAATGGTGTCTGGCAGCGCATCAGCTTAAAATCCACGGCCTGCGCAAACACGCCTATCCGTTTGATTGGTCGTTCCACAGCCTCGATCACGTCACATTGGCCCTCAACGATGATCTCCCACTTCAAGCCATTTTCGACGGCGATACCGCCGGACCCCGCGTGGATCACGAGGAGCATTACGTAATGACTTTTCCGCATCGCGAGCTGATGCGAGATTTTCCAGACATCGTCGCGCGGTGGAAAACGCTCTTAGAACAAGCACGCGCGGGCGAGATTAGAGTGAGGTGGTTGTATGTCACCCGCGAAAATGACCCAAATGTGCAAGAAAAACTCAAACGATTCATGGCCGCCGTGCCCTTTCAAAACTATCACGTGCTGCACGTGCACTATCACACATGGAAAGATGACGACGATGCTGAAAAAGTCAATCGCATCGAATGTGAAACACCTCATTTATGTCATGAACATCTCACCGAGGTGAAAGCATACATTTCACACGCTTGGGACGGTGATAATTGGAATGCCCGCGATCACCCGGGTCTCTGGGACCAAATCTTCGACCAGTGTGCCCAATAAACAGGCTTTTACCAACCTGAAATTTTTTTCCTGGAAACCCCAATTTTTTTTCAAATTGAAAAATCTTATCCAGTCTCCCAAAAAAAATCCAACATCCGAAAAAAAAAATCGAAGGCCAAAAAATTTTTTTGTCTCCCCAAGAAACTCTTGGAGGGTCAACTTTTTTTTCAAAATCAGGTTTTCTGGAAATTTTTTTCAGGATGAAAGTGTCGGGCTCCAGCCTGGTTTTCACGCTGACGTGTGAACGAGAGAAGTGGGAAAAGCTCATTCCGGCTGTTTTCATCCACGACAACGTGACAACTTTTGACACCATCATTCAGCGTGTGATTGAAAAGCAGCGCAAAGCAACGCGCTTGAACAAATTGAGTGTTTTCAATCTCGTTTTTGACGCCGACATGGACTACAAGCCGCCTGATATTCCACCCGACCTGAAAATACACATTTTCCATTCTTCACCAGAGGATTGCGAGCTTAGACTTCCGGCGTCCGTGGTAAAAGCATGTCAAAAATTGAAAATGTCATTCGAATAATTTTGATGTGGAGGGGTTACTGATGGAATTGCTTCGAAGAGATGAAGTCATTTATTTGTGTCAGTTCCTTGATCGAGAAACATTTGAAGCCTTGTCTTTGGTTTCTTCGTTCTTTTATCGATGCACGCTTTATCGGAAACAACAACGAAGAGTTTTGTTGATCACTCGTATTCACCCGCTCGAAACGTTCAAACTTAGCTTTCTTAGAAAGATGCGTTGGACTTCTACATCTCTGAAGCATCTGAAGCATCTAAATTTGGGAAAATTTACTCCTCTCCTTACGAATTTGACTTTTGGTGATCACTTCAACCATCCGTTGGACTCTTTGCAGTTTCCCCCAACTTTAACTCACCTGACGTTTGGTTGGTCTTTCAACAAACCTATCGAACAATTGAAGTTTCCACTTGGTTTGACTCATTTGATTTTTGGGCGTTTTTTCAATCAGCGCGTGGATCGGCTTGAATTCGCTCTATCGTTGACTCATCTAACTTTTGGGCTTTCTTTCAATCAACCGGTGGATAAGCTTCCCCCATCGTTGACTCATCTAACTTTTGGTGTGAGTTTCAGTCAAAATTGTTATCGTCTCGCCGAGTTACAAAATTTAACTCACTTGAACGTCGGGAAATTTTTTAACTTGGAAGACCCTACGTTTTTTGAGCGTTTACGATTCCTGACTCACCTCAAATTTGGCCCTTATTTTAATCGTCCGGTTAGTCATCTCCGCTTTCCACCGAATTTAACACACCTCACCTTTGGTGTTTTTTTTAATCATTCGGTGAAAGATGTTCAATTTCCCGCGAGTTTAACACACTTAACTTTTGATTACGCTTTCAATCGACCCTTGGACCAAGTCCCGGCATCCGTGACCCATTTGACGCTGAGTCACAACTACAAACTGCCGCCGCCGACACCACGTCCTGGATTGACAATCACCTTTGAATGAATTTATTTTTACAAGTTGATAGTTCGCGTCTGAGCCGGCGGAGGTGGACCAATCACCAGTGCACCCTCCGGTTTTTTGGCGTCGTCATATGGGGGCCCCATACTTTTCAGTGTTGGCGCTTCGACTTGTGGCGCTGCCCCCGCAGGCTCCGAAGCGCCTTTTTCGATTCCGTCCAGGGTGGTGGTAAGCTTGGCGTCCTCTTGGCCGGGTAATTCGCCGGTGGTGGCATAGAGTTTTCCCAACAGGGGCGCGAGTGCTTCTTCAATTTTCTGTTTCTGTGCATCGCATTGTTCTTTGGTGGCTGCTCCGTCGCCCGTCACCCACTGTAGCTGTTGGTTCACCATGGTCTCGATTTGTTTGCGATCTTCGGCGGACACCTTTTCCACCACCTCGTCACTGATCAGGGTCTGTTTGAGTTGAAAGAGGAAACGCTCAAAACCGTTGCGCGCTTCGATTTGTTCCATTTTCTTCTGGTCACTTTCTTGGTGTCGCGCGGCCTCGGCCACCAACTCCTCGATTCGCTCCTTGGACAAGCGGCCCGTTTCACTCTCGATGCTGATGAAATTCTGTTGGCTCGTCGCCTGATCTTCGGCGGACACGTGCAGCACGCCGTTCACGTCCATTTCGAATGTCACCTGGATTTTGGGCACGCCTGCTTTCACGGGCTGAATGTCGTTCAAGTAAAAGTTGCCCAACAAATTGTTGTCGGCGCACAACGCCCGCTCACCTTCGAAAATGGACACCAACACGCTCTCTTGGTTGTCGCGATACGTGGAGAACATGTTGGTTTTCAGGCACGGGATGGTGGTGTTGCGGGGGATCAGCACGCTCATGGCCCCGCCGGCGGTCTCGACGCCCAAACTCAGTGGAGCCACGTCGACCAACAACACCTTGTCGCCAAAGTTTCCGTGGTGGCCGGCGAGAATGCTGGCTTGAATGGCCGCGCCGTATCCGACACATTCGTCCGGGTTGATGGACACGTTGGGCTGCTTGCCTTGGAAATATGCCGTGACTAACTCTTGAATGCGCGGGATGCGCGAACTACCGCCCACGAACACCACGTCGTGCACTTGCGAGCGATCGACGCCGGCATCGCGCAGCACATCCCGCACCGTCTCCAAGCACGCGTCAAAGAGGTGCGTGTTCAACATTTCGAACTGAGCCCGCGTCACCGACACGCTCAAATCGTCACCGTTGCCGTGGAACGCGTCCACCTCGATGGTCGTCGCCGGTGCCCCAGAGAGGGTGCGTTTGGCCCGCTCGCACGCCGTCAGCAGGCGTCGCATGGCTTTCTCGGAAATCTTGGGCGCGTCCTCCTGCTCCGGTGCGTGATCACCCTGAGTGGCACTGTCGAGGGCGAATTTGAGCAGGTTGTTGTCAAAGTCACATCCGCCCAAGTGGCAGTTGCCGCCAGTGGCTTTGACGGTGAACACGCCCTGAAACAGGTGTAGCAGACTCACGTCCATGGTGCCGCCGCCCAAATCAAACACCAAAATGTTTTTCTCTTCGGTGCCCGTGTTGAGACCATACGCGATGGAAGCGGCCGTGGGCTCGTTGATGATGCGCAACACCTCCAACCCGGCAATCTTGGCGGCGTCAATGGTCGCCTGTCGTTGTGAATCGTTGAAATACGCCGGGCACGTGATCACCGCTCGAGACACGGTTTTTCCCAAGTGACGTTCGGCTGTCTGCTTCAGTTTCTGGAGCACCATGGCCGAGATCTCTTCAGGCGCGTAATCGCGCACCTGTTCGCCGCCGGCGTGCTTGATTCGAATTTGAGGCGTGCCGGTTTTCTCGTCGCCGACCACTTCAAAGGGCCAATGCTTCATGTCGTCCTGCACTTGCTCGTCGGAAAACTTGCGGCCAATCAGGCGTTTGGCGTCGAAAATGGTGCGCGTCGGATTCGATGCCGCTTGCGACTTGGCCGCTTCACCTACCAAACGTTCGCCGGATTCCGTAAAGGCCACACACGAGGGCGTGGTTCGACTGCCGTGCTCGTTGGTGATGATCTCGACGCGACCGTCCTTGAAAACACCCACCACACTGTAGGTGGTGCCCAAGTCGATGCCAATGGCCAAGTCGTCGGCCGCCGGCGAGGTAGTCACAACCGGCGCCTGATGAACGGGCTCGGCGGGAGGCGCCGTGGTGGCCGTCGAGATTTCAGAGTTGGAAAAAACAGGCGCTGCTTGAGGCTGATAGAATTGTGTTTGCGGCTGCAGGCCTTGTTGAAAATTCACCGCGCCACCGCCGGCACCTGTGACTTGGGCGGGCGCGGCCGCTTGGAAAGGCGTTTGTGTAGGCTGTTGGGGTGCTTGGAGCACCTGCGGCTGATGAGCTCGTGGAATCTGTTGAACCTGTAGGTTGGGCTGAAAGTTCACCGCGCCACCGCCGGCACCTGTTACTTGGGTGGGCGCGGTCGCCTGGAAAGGAGTTTGTGCAGGCTGATGGAAGGGCGTTTGAGCTGGCTGCTGCGGTGCTTGAATCACTTGCGGCTGATGAGATTGTGGGATCTGTTGCTGCGTTGGTGCTGACTGAAAGTTCACCGCGCCACCGCCGGCATTCGCCAGGGCCTGAAAAGGCATCTGTGGCGCTTGTTGCTGAACTGGTTGGACCTGTAGGTTAGGCTGAAAGTTCAAACGAGCACCGGGCGTTTGGACGGGTGTTTGCCCATACTGTTTCAACAAAGCATCCATGCCGCCTTGGTGTGTTGAGATCGGACCCCGAACCGTGAACGGCTGGTTCTGCCCGGGGATTTGACGTGGCCCCATTTGCTGTTGCTGCTGTTGTTGTTGCTGCTGTTGGTTCATCACGGCCTGACGCATTGCCGGCGGCATGGCATGAATGGGCACTACTTCCGGCGGAGGTGCAGGCTGCGGCTGTCGGGTTTGGCGTTGCACATATGGAAGGGTCACTCCATTTTGCACCATGGGTGACCCATTTTGTCCATAGACAATCTGGGGTTGTTGTTGGGTGGGTGGTCGAAAAGAATGAGTGTTGGGCCACATTTTTTTATTTGGAAACATGATTTTGATGCGCCAGCAGACGGAACTTGGCACTTTCAAAGAGGGCACTCGCCACCCTGAGCTTTGGACGGGAAGCGTTCACGCGACGAAAATCCACCCATCAAATTGTTCTCGCGGATTTCGTTGGCCAACTTGCGTTTCTCGTATTCACGGTCCAACTCTTGCGCGCGCCTGGCGGCCTCCGCGGCGGCCTTTTCAATCTCGGCGATTTCTTCGGGCGTTTTGGTGTGGTTCCCCTCTTTGAGTTCGAGGGCCGCTCGCATGTAGGGCGGTATAAAGCGAGACTCCAGCTTGTCCAAGTGCATTCCAGCCTCTGCTTCGGGCGCTTCCACGCCGGCCTTCCACGGGCCTTTGCGGGACGCACTCGCCACCGTGGCCTGGTGGTCATCAGACAGCAGCGGAAACTTGGACACATACACCTCGCCGGATGCCTGATAATCGCGGGTGATTTGGGCCATCTCCGCGAGCACCGAACCATCGGCCCTGGTCGTGTCTTCGGCACTTTCACCACTGTTTTTGGCCAACCGGCTGAGTGAATCGGCGATTTTGGTGAGTGCGCCGTCTTCTTTGAGAGTGATGAAGCATCGGCGCAAAATCAAATACACTGTTTGGTCACCGCTGCGTTTGACGTATTCCTCAAACTCCATCGCTGTGATACCCACCAGTTCCGCGAACGCTTCAGACAACGCGAGACTGGTGATGAACTTACTCAGCAGCCGCAGCAGCTGCTCGAGCGTCAGCGGATCTTCTTGCACTTCCACCACTTCTTCGACCAGCGCCCGGCGATGTTGGGTCTCGGGCTTGTGACTGTCAATCAGGCGAAGCGTGTCGATTTTGGCCTGCAACTCGTCCCATACTTCGCGCGGATAACCCCCAGGTGTCGCCGCCTGATCACCCATTTCGACACCCGCCGAAACCAGCGACATCCCTGCTCCCTGTTTGGTGGTGGTTTGCGGTCCTCTCGCGCAAGGCGCAGGAGGCTCGACCACGTAGATGGCCATACCCTCAACTTGAGCCCGGGGCAAATGGAAAACACTGAAATCACAGCACCGCTCCGGGGCCACCAAGGCACACCGCTGGCGACCGAGCACCACGTAGAGCGTGGCAAAGGCCTGCTTGAGGAGTAGTGCGTTCTTTTGAACTTCCTCCATGCAATACATGCACATGTCGCGGTCGGCCGACTGAGCATAGTGCACCACGGTGAACACAAAGTCGTCTTTTTTGGCCTTGACCAACTTTTCAAAGTCACCAATGAAATCGCGGACTGACTTGAACATTGTATCCTTCAACAGGAGCAAAACCACGTGATAGCCCATCTCGGAGAAAAAGGCAACCATATCCCCGTTGGCGGTGTTGTCGGCATCGTGCACCAAAAGCACCTTGGCAATGCTCTCGTCACACTCACTGTTGAATTTCAATTCCAATGAACTCATCGTGTTTTTTTTTCACCCAGTCAGAAACATTTTGGCTCGCTGAAAACGTAAAGATTGAAAATTCAAAATAGGGACTCTGTCGCAGGAAATGGATGCGTTGACTCCGTTTTGGGATCAACTTTTTACCCGATGTGATCTGGAAACTCAAGCTCGTTTGCTTCGAGTCAGTCGCCGGGTTTACGCCGTCGGCATGACCGAACCCAACATGATGCGGCGACTTTTGTTGATGAAACGCAGGATTCAACTCAAGCAGTTCCCCGAACAGGTGCAGGGTCCGGATGTGATTCAGAGATATGTCGAACGTGATTCCTGCAGGTTGAAATTTATTTTGCCCGAGTTGCAAAGTGAAGCATTATGCTTGTTCAGCGTTCACCACTTCGGGTTGAATTTGGCAAATGTGCATCCCAAAAACCGAACTTTGAAAGTTTGCTTAGAAGCTGTGCGTGGTTGGGGTATAGCACTTGAACATGTGCCAGAGTTACACAAAACATTCGAAGCATGTTTTAACGCCGTCACTCATGATGCAAGGGCCATCCAATGGGTGCCTGTGCATCACCAGACTGAGGCCATGTGTTTGAAAGTTGTGGCGCGCGATGGGTCTTTGATCCAACATATCCATCCAGAAAAGCAAACACCAGAAGTGTGCAAGGTGGCCACTTGTCAAGCTCACTGTGCTCTGCAATATATCCACCCCATCAATCACACGCCTGAGCTTTTCCTATCTGCTGTCCAAATACGGGGAAGTGCGCTGAAGTATGTCCCTGATCAACACAAAACTCTCGAGTTGTGCTTAACAGCAGTAAGATCTTTTGGGTTTGCCATAGAACATGTGCCCGCGGAGATGGTCACTCCCGAAATCTGCCGGGAAGCGGTGATTAATCAACCTGCAGTTTTGCATAATTTAAGCGATGATCAGTTGACTGACGAGGTTTATCGAGCTGCAGTCGAAAATCACCCGTCGATTATTCATCGGATTCCCCCCCACAAGCGCAGCCCTGAGCTCTATGAACTGGCCTTGAAAACGGATCCCATGCAGATTAACCATTTTCCGGTGGAATTGCAAACAGTGAAAGCGTGGACTACAGTCGTTCAGCAATTCAAAAATGGATTGCTCTCATTAAATGAGAAATGAAGCGTTTAGAGGGTCTCGAGCTGAGAGCGCTCATATTTGAATTGAAACTCTTGTCAACCTTGGACTTGGATCGGTATGACGATGAATCCTTGGCCGACACACTCCAAGACGCATTGAACGCTGAGTTTGGGGTCCATGCGTCCCACTGTTGTGGACAGGAAACACCACGGGTGTATGCCAAAGTTACCAACATGGATACCGCTCGAAGAGTCGCGAAGCGTTTCATCTTTAACCCGCTTTTTTGGAGCGATACATTGGGTGACACACCGATGGAACGCCAATGGCAGCGGGACCTATCTTACATCCCCCCAAATGCACCGTGGGAGAAATACCACCTCCGTCAATGGCGTAGCATGATCCTGCGTGAGCGACGCAGGGACCCTGGCACCATTATGATGGACGCCCCAGTTTTCATGGATCATCGCGAGGCGTTCGACCACTTCTCCAGAAAACGCTTTGTTCCAGAGTATTACTCTCCTCCAGTTAATCAAGCGGAATAGATGATTTTTATTCGACAAACTCGACCCGCATCATGAACAAGTCAACTTGATCTCCGTTGGGATCACCCACCAGTTCGGTGGTCATGGCTGGTTGATCACCCGTCTTCCACTTGGCAATGAATTCTTGCACTTCGGCGTCATAGTAGTATCCACGGTTGTAATACCATTCCAGCCGGCGGTCAAGTTCTTCTTCAGTCTTGAAAGCATACCACCCCAAACTAGACCAAGTGTCTGGAGAGCCAAAGATCCAATAGGTGCCACGCTGGAGCATCGTGCCCGGTAACACAACGCGGATCTCGTTTCGTCTCGGTTCGTCGTAGGCGTCGATCAACAGGTCCAAATTCAATGAGTTGTCATTATCCAAACTTGGAAAGGCCACATACCATGTCCGCTGCCCACGGTTGATCAGCTTGATCAAATCCAGAGCGGAACCATTCCATGTTCGATACGGCGCGCGCTCGCGGATTTCCCGTCTGGCCAACTGTTCCAAGATGTCATAGTCCCGGCACCATTGGCGAAATTGCGGGTTGCTGGCACACAAACGAGCCGCCTCTGCGGTGGAGAGATTTTCGAAAATCTCCGTCAACATTTCATCAGGCAGTTGAGCAAAATCACCGCGGGTGTCTTCCATGTTGGCGACCGATGTTCCTGTAATTTATGCAATATTTATTTTTTGTAGGTGCAGATCGAGTAGGCAATGGCGATCGCCTGTTTCTGCGGGTAACCCTCGCGCATCAGCACGGGAATTTTACAACTCACACATTCACGCAACGTTTTCGACGGTGATTCACAGCTGCTCCCTCGGGACCGGCTCCTCTTCGATTTTCGAAGCGCAGATGCACCCTTGGAATCATAAACACGCGACGGTGATTTCTGCCCGGGCTTTTTCTTGCGTTGTGCCCGCTCCTTTTTGCGACACATTTGTTTCAACTCGCGCTCAGACATTTCGCCAATCGTTTTGGGCGTGGCATCAGACACCCGGCGACTGGGCCGGCAGTAAGGGTAATCATGGCTGGAACTGCCGGCACTGGATCGACCACACTTCTTGTAGCGCCCGCGGCGATCGGTCTCACACACGTTCCGCCAATCTTCCTTGAACCAACGGTCCAAGTCGCCGCGACTTTTCTGGCTTCGACGACGGGGTTTGCCTGATTCGACATACGGCGATTTGCGCTTGCCGTGCTTCTCCGCGAATCGGCGTTTGTATTCCTTGACCAACCAGCCGCTGGCATACGCGCTGGGCCAAACGTCGAAACGCTTTTTGGCGTCCGCCTTGGTTTTGGCGTAGAGCTTTTCGTCCACAGGCTGATTTTTTCCCATGCTAGTGCACACCCAACATTTATTTTTTCTTGAGTTGCGATCGCGTGGCCTGGGTGGCCAAGGAATCAGCGCGGGCATTTCCGACGGATCGCTCGTCTTGTCCGTTGGTATGAGCCACAGAATGGAAAAAAGTGACGCGCTGTTTTTTGAGCAACGCCAAAATAGGCTCGATCAAATCCCGATTTTTCACCGGTTTTCCATTGGCAGTTTTCCAATCCTTGGCCTTCCACGTGTAACACCAGTTGGTGAGGCTATTGATGCAATACTCGCTGTCCGTGTAAAGATCCACCATGCGGCTGCTCTTCTCAAAGTTTGCGCTGAGAGACTGGAAATATTCGTGGGCCAACGTGATCGCCACCAGAATAGCTGTCAGCTCCGCCCGTTGGTTGGTGACTTTCCCGCGGTGATTCGGCGGACACAACTCTTGGCCACTTCGCGAATCCACCAGTGGAACATAACCACGGTAGGGGAGACTCACATCCGTCACCTGGTGATCAGGAAAATGGATCCCAATGCCACCCACACTGTTTTTCTTGCCATTGTTCACACAACTTCCATCCGTGAAAATACGAAGGGTCTCGATTTTTTCCCGCTTTTTCTCCCGCTTCATCGGCGGTTCCTCATCACCAACCCTCTTGGTGCCGACGGCAACGGGGACGCGGAGATCCAGACCATTGGCTGGGTCAAGTTCCACGCGCCCCGTGCGGATTTCACGACATTCCTTCTCCGAGAAGGTCAAATTCAAGATGTGTTTCCGCATACCACCCTACCCAGATCGGCAGAAAAATTTTTCCAGAAAACTCGACTTTGAAAAAAAAGTTGTTGAAATAATCCACCTTGGAAAAAAATGAAAAAAAAAATCAAGGCCAAAATTTTTTTTGAGGTCAGCTCAAATTTTTTTTTGGAGGCTGGGAGAATTTTTCCAAATTGAAAAAAATGCGGGATTTCCAGAAATTTTTCAGGCGTAAAAAAATATCGCGTTTGAACAGGAGATGACGACTATCGTGACCCAGTGTGACCCGGTGGTGCCGGCGACGTATTCGCGCGACGTGCCACCGACTGCTTATTTCTACGAGCACCGTTGTGGTGAACGCCAAAAACGCTTGGCCGTTCGCGCCGGAACTCGTTTGCCTTGGCCCGGCGTCAACAACGCTGGCCTGAACGATCGAATCACCACCGTGATTGTTCCACCCAACGTGAGTGTTTCACTCTACGCCGACAAGTGCATGGCCGAAGGTGAGTGTCAACACGAACGCTATTTGGCAGGTCCCGGTAAGTTTGATTTGCCCGGTGAACGTTACACGAGTGGCCGCGGCATGAACGACTCGGTTTCTGAAATCCGCGTGGACTCGATCAAGCCCCACGGCGAGTGGTTGCGTGACTGCTGCTTGGGCAAAGTGAGCCCCGTCGAGAGTTGTGCCAACTTTGCCAACCCCGGCGGCGGTGACTGCATCGGCGTGTTGTCTGATTATTGCAGCAACCCCAAAAACTTTTTCACGCCTGATTGCAAGCGGTGGGTGTCGAATCTCAACGATTCACTGCGCGACAACATTGCCCGCGCGGCCTGTCCCAGTGCCACTACGGATGACGAAAAAGATTGGTGCGCGTGTTATTTATTGAAAGACATTCCGCCTGAGCTGGAACAGGACGAGGTGATGCGCGGGCTTTGGGCCTGTCTGGACCCCGTGTGCAACAACTCGAGTCGCTCGCTTCAGCCGTTTGCCAAGAACTGTCCGTCGTCGTTGACGCTCTGCAATCAGCGCGACATTGTCACCAAATTGGGCAGTTCAGAGATTGGCTCGCAGCGTTTGGCCAACGAATGTGGAAACATTATCCTCCCACAAGGACCTACGGCACCTCAGGGACCAACAGCACCGCAGGGACCCACCGCACCTTTAGGCTCCGCAGGAGGCAGGAACTGGGTTTTGATTGGCGGTGCCGCGGGGTTCCTCCTGCTCTTGCTGCTTTTGGTTGGCATCCTGGTTTCGCTTCGACGACGACAATAAATCTTTCACCGTATCCGATAGAAATGATTTCCCTGTTGGTGATTTCCGTTTCCCCACCGCGTGATTTCGCGGAGCACCCGGCGGAAAAGTCGGCACACTCGGCTCAAACGCAGGATTTCTTGAGTCATCGGCGAAAATTCAGCCCGGGCCAAGAAATAGTAATGTTCCATCGCCGGCTCCTGGTAATGCTCGGCGGCCACCTGAGACAACACCTCGGTTATAATCAAACGACACACATCTTTGTTAATGCAATTAATGAAATTTGACATGTCACCTTTTCATTCAAGCCCTGTCGCTTGGTAAGCGGTCAACAAGAAAAAACCAACCATGTCTCATCGTCGTCATCACCACCACCATCGCAAGCATGGTCGCCGAGAAGAACGCAAAAAACTCAAGTGCAAAGCATTACACGAGCTGGCCACCGCCGACACGTTTGAGTATCGCGACAACGAGCCCAACAATGTCGAGCATCCCGAGTGGGGTCAGGCCGGACGTAACCTGATTCGCGCGGTGCCCTCCCAATACGCCGACGGGATCAGCGCGCCGGCCGGTGTAGATCGCCCCAGCGCCCGGGTGATTAGCAACGAGATTTTCGCGCAACACGAGCCACACCCCAACAAAAAGAACGCGAGCGCCATCTTCTGGTTGTGGGGTCAGTTCCTGGATCACGACTTGGGCTTGACCGAGGAAGCCCACCCCGAGGAACACTTTGACATTCCCGTCCCCGCGGGTGATCCCTTTTTTGATCCGGACAACACGGGCACCCAGGTGATTCCGCTCAAGCGGTCCAAGTGGGATCCGGCCACTGGCACCAGCGCCGAGAACCCGCGCGAGCAGGTGAACGACGTGTCCGCCTTCATCGACGCCAGCGGCGTGTATGGCAGCGACTCGAAGCGTTCGTCGTGGATCCGATCGGGCAAAGATGGACTCTTGTGCCACAGCATGGGCGACATGTTGCCCTACAACGATGGCACCATGAACAATGCCATGGGAAAATCGAGTGCCTTTTACGTGGCGGGTGACGTTCGCGCCAACGAGCATTTGGGATTGATTGCCATGCACACCATTTGGGTGCGCGAGCACAACTACTGGGCCAAAAAGTTGAAGCGCCACCACGCCGAACTCGACGACGAAGAGCTGTATCAGCGCGCGCGAATCATGGTGGAGGCCGAGATCCAAGCCATCACCATCAACGAGTTTTTGCCACTGCTGCTCGGCGGCTCCGAAGTGTTTGGCACCTACGAGGGCTACGATCCGACGGCCAACCCGCAAATGCGCAACGAGTTCACCACAGCCGCGTATCGATTGGGTCACACGCTCGTGTCCAAGCCTTATCCGCGCTTGGAAGAAAATGGACATCACATTGCCGAGATGGACCTCATGCTGCGCGGAGCCTTTTTCTCGCCGTGGCGTCTGACCAACGAGGGTGGCGTGGACCCAGTGATCCGCGGGTTGGCCACGGTGGTCGCCGAAGAATTCGACGGCAAGATCATTGACGATTTGCGCAATTTTCTCTTTGCACCGGATGGCGCCGGTCCCCACGGGAGTGGCCTGGATTTGTCGGCGCTCAACATTCAACGCGGCCGCGAACATGGCTTGGCTGATTACAACACCACGCGTCAGGCGTATGGCTTGCCCGCGGTGACGTCCTTTTCCGAGGTGGTGAGCAACGCCGAGACGGTGGCCAAACTCGAGCGGCTTTATGGCACGCCCGACAATGCCGACTTGTATGTGCTGCTCCAAGTTGAAGATCACGTGACTTTGGAGTCGGGCGCCGAGAGCATGTTGGGACCCACCACCATGGCCATTCTCGGTGAACAGGCCGTGCGCATGCGAGCCGGAGATCGCTTCTGGTATCAGACGCGCCTGCCCAAGCACCTGCTGCGATACGTCGAAAGTGTCCGGCTGAGCGAGGTGATTTTGCGCAACACTGACATTGACTGGATCCAAGACGAAGTCATGATTGCCCACCCGCGCAAAGATCGAACGTGTGATTAGAGGCGTCCACGCGTGGACGGGAAAATTCTCGAACCTCAAATAAAATGTCTGAAACGATTTTGTTGACTGGCGGGTTGGGCTACATTGGATCCCACTGTGCGGTGGAACTCCTAAACGCCGGATACCGCGTGATCCTCGTGGACAACTTGTGCAATTCACACGAAGACACCTTGGAAAAGATCAGGGCAACCTGCGCCACACGGCTGATCCCGGACAGCGATGTCTCTGAGAGTGATGTCGTTGCATACATGAATGAGAATTGTGTGTTTTTCAACGTTGATTTGGCCAACGCCGGGGAGTGTCGCGCACGTCTGTGGGCTATTTTCGAAGAGTTTCCCATTGCCGCGGTGATTCATTTGGCGGCTCACAAATCTGTGCCGGAATCCGTGGAAGACCCGATCGTATATTTTAAGAATAACTTGTTCTCGCTCACCCACGTGCTTGACGCGATGGACAAGTTCGAGGTGCACCGCCTGATTTTCTCGTCTTCGGCCACCGTGTATGGTGATTGTCGAGTGGCCTCGCCCAAGCCCAATGGCCAGATTGCCGAAACGGCAGAGAAACAGCCGACCAATCCTTACGGCCAGACCAAGTGGTTTGGCGAACAAATGTGCGAATCCATGGCTCGAGCCTGGGCCGAATCTAATCACGGCGTGCGCGTGATTGCGCTGCGCTATGGGAACCCAGTGAATTCACGGCCTGATTTGCCTGAAAACCCGCGGGGCGCCGCCATGAATTTGTTCAACGTGGCGATGGAAGTGGTGCAAGGCACCCGCGATAAATTGTGCATTTTCGGAGACGACTATCCGACGCCCGACGGCACTGGCGTTCGCGACTTTATCCACGTGGTGGATTTGGCCGAGGCGCATGTGGCCGCGCTGAGATCAAGCCCTGAAAAGGGGGTTTACGACGTGTTCAACGTGGGCATCGGACATGGATACAGTGTGCTGGACATTGTTGGCGGTCTCGAACAGGTGAACCAGACGGAAATTCCACGAGAAATCGTCGCACGTCGACCAGGTGATGTGGCCTCGTTGGTGTTTGATGTATCACGCGCGAAGACCCAGTTGAACTGGCAGGCCCAACGCACCACACTCCTGGACCTGTGCCAGAAATAAACAAGAAAACTTTTGTTTTTTTTTGAAACTAAAAAAGGGGTTGAGTCATGATTCCGAATATTGAGAACTGGTATGAAGAGACTATTGGTGATCGTCGGCGCAAATGGTTGAAAGGTGTTAAACCATGGCAGTTGACACCCGACGTGATTGAGAAATATGGGACCGTCACCGTCGATGAAACTCAAAATAATCACACCAGCAATCCCTTGGTAATGATGAATCGGAAAAATTTTGTGTTGGGAGTCACGTGGCAATTCAAGATTGACGGTGCTATACCGGACAATCCATGGAGCACATTTGATCATGTGACATTTTACATATCGCTCGATGGTCACATATTTGACGAGCTGAAGACTGAAACGTATCCACTTTTGTCGCGACTTACAGGTCAACGGCGTATCGCGCGTAAAATGAGTGACGGGTCAACGATATTCGAATTTCCAATGTTGTTTGATTGTCTGGTCGGTGACAACCTTCTACCCTTGACTCTCGAACAGCGTGTTCAATTTGGTTGGTCTAAGCCACCGCATATACAACGTGTCACCGGTAGGTGTCTTGTGACCTATTTAAACACAGATTCAACGTCATTGATTCCGGAGTTGGAGTTGTGGAACCAATTCAATCGATCGACATTTTACCGACAGCAAAATTTCTTCTCACTCGTCGATGCCAATAACTTGTCCTTCGACTTTAGTCATAATTTGATCCATTCAGTGGTCGGCATTTACTTCGCATTCTTCAAAGATAGGGTCATCGTCAGACAAAACCTGTTGCGGTCAATCAAATTGACGATCAATCAGCACACACTGGTGACTTTGAAGGACCCGAAAATTATTTTTGGAAAATCAAGCCAGTTTTTGCCCATAGAGCAGCCGGCTACCGAGATTGACTGCAACAAAGCGAGACCAGTGCTCTTTCCCGTGGAAGTTTGGAGAGTCATCATCCAACACTTGGAAAACCCCCACTCGTTAATGGTCACGTGCAAATATCTTTGGAAAATCTGCCATTTTCACAATATCCGAGACGTGTTGTATGAGAAATTCAATCCTGCCACCGGTTGGTATTGTATTCCCTTCCACCCGCACCTCCTGCGCGATTATAAGATGGAAAATTGCAGCATCAATTTTTCAAGGGTGGACAATTCACGTCTTTGTCTGGAATTTTTGAAGCCAACTTCTCCAGACACTGTCTTACGCGGTATTGCCGTCAGTCAGAATGGGTTTACCCGCATGAATCACATGATGGGTCTGATCTACGCGTGGTAAATAAACTAGAAAACTTTTTCAGAAATACCCCAATTTTTTTTTCATTTTGAAAAATCTCAAAATCCTGATCCAGAAAAAATAAATCTCGAGGTCAAAAAAATTTTTGGGTCCCAATTTTTTTTTTTCATTTTTTTGGATCGACCAAGCCGGAAAATATTTCCTTTCAAAATCGGGATTTTCTGGAAATTTTTTCAGGTGTGGACGGGGCGCTGCCGGGGATGGAATGCATTGCCCCGTTTTGGGACAGCTTGTTCCGGAGATGTGAAGTTGACACCCAGGTAGCGCTGTTGTCGGTGTGTCGGCGTGTCAACGCGGTGGGCATGACGGATCGCAACGTGATCAGAAGGATCTGGTTGGTCAAACGAGCATATCAGCTGAAAAAATTTCCGAATCAAGAAAGTCACAACTTAGATCGCATTTTGGCAAACGATCCCAAGGATTTTGCTTTTGTGCTCAATGAGAACAAGACACTGGAGCGATGTTTAGCCGTTGTTACTGTGTGGGGTCACGCTATTGTATTTGTTCCAAATGAGAAAAAAACACGTGAAATATGCTTAGCCGCCGTTCGGAACGATGGATACTCTCTCAGGTATATCCCATCAGAGTTTCGGAGCCCGGAAATTATTCAAGCTGCCATTACCAAATCCGGGGCTCCGATTTTAAGATACATTTCCCCGTGTGATCGAGACATAGCCTTTTGTGAACTAGCCATTCAAGTTGGTAATTTGCAGTCGTCAAGTTTTTGTAAAAGTTTTGACTTGGTTCCAAGACAATGTCGAACTTCAGAATTATGTCTTTTACTTGTTAAAAATTCTGGAAGTATGATCCAATTTTTAGGCAAGGATGAACAAACATATGAGGTTTGTCTTGCGGCAGTATCCAACAACCCGGTTAGCCTGCAATATATTGCACCCGAGAATCAGACACCTGACGTGTGTTTGACTGCTATTCGCATTGATCGTAGAAATTTGGAATTTTGTCACCCGGATCTCAAGTAAACCTTTATTTTCTCTCGCCCTTGAAAATCTGATCCAAGCGTTTGGTAATGGAATTGCCTGACGAACCAGAATCGGGCCGCGGTGGAAATTGTTTCAGCAATCGATCAGGGTAAAGAAAGAGTTGTCCGTAAATCTCACGGGCACGCGCCTCAATTTGGGATTCTTTTTCTTCGTCCACATCCGCTGACGAGAAAGACAGCGAGAACGCGCGTTCACCCACTGCTTCGCGTCGAGCAAACGCAGCCACCTGCTCCAACAGCGAATACATTTGCGACTGAAACGCCTTGTCATGGGGTTTGGCCGCCAGAAAATTCATTTTCAACTCGTCGCTGCTCGACGACGACTCCTCTTCTTCATCATCATCATCGTCGTCGTCCTGATCATCGTCGTCGTCTTGGTCGTCGTCAACGTCTTCGACAACCGTAGATGGCTCGTCTTCGCTCATGCTTTGGGTGGACATGAGCATGAAGGATGGTTCCAAAATGCCCTCTTCTTCCAACATTTGCGTGGGCAAGTTCATGAAATCCACGTCGATAAACTCGACATCGTCCAAATCTCCGACATCCTCCATGTCATCGGACGTTCGCCGGCGCCGTTTCACATTGTCTTCTGGCAGTTGCGTCAAAATCAGCGCCTGCGTGTCGGGCTTCTTCCAAGGTGGCAATCGCTCTTCACTGCTCCCAAAGCTAAGAAAAGCACCCCTTCCGTCGTCACTCATCTTTCTGTGCACGATGTGACACTCTGTGTAGTGAGCAAGAGAAAATATTTCAAAAGCCATTTATCGACGTGTCTCAACACTTTGTCTTTGTCCATGCCGTGGTAGAGCCAGAGACTGCGCTGTATGTTGGCTATGCGATGGGTTATGGTCGGTCTCATTTCCGGAGTGTGGATGTATTTCTGAATCAGGGCCCGTATTTCTGAAAACTTTTCTCGTTTCCGGCGCTCGTTGCGATTTTTCACCATGTGGTCGCCGCCGCCCCTTGACTACGTTTTGGTCGAACAGAAAAATGTTGATTGATCAAGTAGAACACACCATGTCTCCTCGTCGCGCTGATTTGATTGAATGGGATGACAGTTCGTCTGAAGAGTATTCCAGCGATGATGACTCGTCGTCGTCGTCCGAAGAAGAAGAGCCCGTCGTGATTCGCCGGCGAAAACCCCGCGCTCGCCCCGGCGCTCAAGTTTCTGCTCGGGCCCAACGGGCCCAACAACCGGGTGCACCGGCGGGATTCCCACCAATCATGGGTGGATCCATGGCGGCCCCGTCGGCACAAACGCCATTTTCCATGGTCCCGGGCCCCCGCAAGGTGTCGAACACGGGCGTGGTCCCTCAAAATCCCAAGGGCTCGTCGTGTCAGCCGGTGCCGTATGATCACAGCGACAAAAACGTGGGCCAAGTGCAGTCTTCGTATGGGTATCGCAATGAGGTGGCTCGCCCCATGGAAAATTTGCCCTATCGTCGCACGCCCGTTTTGCCATTCAATCGCAAAAGTGACACCAGTGCTTACGACGTCGGGCGCACTCCGTTCGAGTTGTTTTCGGCGCAAGGTTTCGACCAGGATTCGTATCGCCCCAAGCGCGAGCAAGGCCTGTTTTTCACGCCGCAGCCTGAGAACATTTACGGCCAGCCTGCTCAAGCCGAAGTGGCACGTGATCGTTACCAACCGTCGAACGAGTTGAAACACCAAAAACCTTTCGAGGCCGAGTGGTCGTTGCGCAGCGGAGGGTTTCACCCAACCAAGCGCATCCTGCCTACCAACGTGCCGGTGTTGCGTCAGCAGTTGCCCCAAAACTACGTGTCCGGCCCGTCGCACGCCACCAGTCATCCGAGTGGCCTATTCGGAGAGGCACGCGGTGAACTCGGACTGACACAACGCAAAGGCTCCGATCTGAGTTACTATTATCGCGTGCCCTTTCCCACCAGCGCAGCCACCAAGGCGGCCACCAATCGCGCCAAGATTGTCGATCGTCCCACGGCGCGCCAGTGTTTGAGTCGCCCGTATGGTGGTCACGCCGATGCCGCCGGCACTGGTGGAGGCGCCACCTATGTGCCCGGCAAATTCATCATGAACGACCAGCGGCTGCCCTCTCAGATGCACGCGCGCATGCAACATGCGGGCGGTGTCAAACTCCAAGGCGGTGGGGCCACGCAAGCCCATTACGCTGATCAGGCGCGGGCCACGCGAGCCGAATTCACTGAACACGCCACGGCGGCCAGTGTGACTCAAGTGCGCGCGCCAGTGTCGGCTGGATTTGCCCCACCCCAGGACGTGGCTCGCACGACCCGCGCGGAATTCACGGAAAATCAGGTGGCGCCTCAACTCTACAACAGCGGTGCCCCGGGCGCGCCGACCGCCCACTTCATGGATCAGGCACGACCGACGGTGGGCGAGTTCACCGAGCTGAAAATCAGGGCGCCCGCCGTGGCCAACGGGCAACATGGTCAAGCGCCCATGACGTATTTGCAAGACACCGCGCGGGCCACCGTCGGCGAGGCCACCGAGAATGCATACTTGGTCACCGCAGCGCAAGCGCCATACTCGGGTCCCTACACTGGAATGATGGACGAGGCACGCCCGACGATCAAGCAGTTCACCAGCGATCACGAGTATGCCGGCGGCCTTGGTCAGAGTGAATTGCAGGCGGCCATGAACACTGACGCCTACTTGAATGTGGTGTTGAACGACAAACTCGAGGAAACCAACACCGCGCATCGCGCTCCGAACCAAGCGCCGATTGGAATGGTGGGCACCAACGCCGACCGCGTGGGCTACGGTGACGCGTGCACAGTCAGGGTGCGCAACGACAACGCCGTCAACAACTACGACGCACCGCCTGATATGCGCGGCCAGGGTATGGATCGCTGGATCCCCGCGACCACGGTGAACGACAATCTGGCGCGCGAAGAGCGATGGGTCAACGATCGAAACAGCCCCTACGTGTTGGGCCAGTTGCAAAACAACCCTTACGCCATTCCGTCGTATGCTCAAACGGGCAACATGAATTTGCCGCTCGAAGTGAGCGCGGCCAACCCTGGAAATTGCAATATCGTTCTGTAATAAAAATATACACTTGGCGCAATTCACATGAGTGCATGTCGACAACGTAATGTCGGACATTCCCAATCGATTACCAGCGCCTGAAAAGCGCAAAGACAAAATCAACAAAAATGACATGCGTTACTTGTATCGCATTCAGAAAGCCAACGAGCGCAGCAAGCGCCGCGAGTCTCTCGACGAAGAAATCGCCAGTGAACGCAAAAAATCCGAGAAACGCCGGCGGCAATCGACCAACACGGAGCACCTGAAACGACTCAAGAAAATCAATGAAGACGCCGCCTACAATGCCGGCAAAAAGAAACTCACGTCCGAGCAGGTGTTGCTGCAGCAATCGAGACAAATCATTTGGAACGGGTGCATCCCGTGTTTGTTTGAAGACGCCGTCGATCCGTCGCCGTGGTGCGATGAGCGTCCGATGAATGCCGAAGAAATCGCCGCGCACGATCCGGACGCCGTGATCTGGTATGCGCTCGACTACGGTCACATCGTGATGCACGAGCATTTGTGGGTGTTTTGCAGCGTGTGTCACTTGGGCATGCGCTCGACCAACATTGGAAAAATCGTGCCGTCCGTCATTAGTGTGCCCAACCATGGCACGAGTTGGCATGTGCCACCCACTATGAAGTGGAAATTTATCCACCACGGAAAATGTATGGAGCAATAAAACCGTAATTTATTCAAGTCGACCATGAATGTGAAACACCAACGGGTCGAGCCGATAATTAGCATTCGAGAAATCCGCCGGCCACGTGTTGCGAATTTCAATCAACAGGGTGAGATCGTCGAACGACACTGCCACGATTTCACCCACGTGTCCGTAACCCGTTCCATTCGGAGCACCCCGCGGGCGCACGGCACACGACCAAGAGCCCACAAAACACCCAAGTTGGCGCGCGAGTAAAGGCGTCGGTGTTTCAATGCGAATCTTGGTGGAGACAAACGTGTTAAGCTCGTCGAAATCGTCGAGACTGTTGGGGAACAGGTCCGGGTTCAACGTGACGCGCCCGGAGAGTTTCACGCAATCACCCGATGTTTCAACCACCAAAGTGTCGGCATTCACGATGGCCACCTGTGAAAGTTCAGCACTCACAGGGGTGACACCGTCGCAATTGCATTCGGCATCTCCGCCTGGTGCCCCTTTGGGGCCTTTGTCCCCTGCGGGACCCTTCATCCCTTCGGGACCGACGGGACCAGTTTCGCCTTGGTCTCCTTGGACACCCTTCTCCCCTTGGGGACCAACCGGACCAGTCTCTCCTGGTGCCCCAACAGGTCCTTTGACACCTGCGGCGCCTTTTTCACCCTTCACCCCTTCAGGGCCTTGGGGACCAACAGGACCGGTGTTACCCATCTCCCCTGCGGGACCCTTCATCCCTTCGCTACCTTTGTCGCCTTTAGGACCTGGACATCCCCGGCGGCCCTTTTTGCAGTGACACGAATCCTTCTTCTGGTGGCATCCACACGCGTAGTGCCCATAGTTGTATCCGTAATATGCCATGGCTGTTTTCTAACGAACCGAGATTTTTTTTCGAAATTCCGTGGTTTTGAAATTTCTGGAAACCAGAAAGTCATAATTTGAAATCCTCAACAGGGTCAAAGCACTTTTTTTACACGCACCAATTTCTAAAAACAAAATGGACGATCAAGTGACACTTCAGAGCCAGGACGGTCAAGATTTCAAGGTTGAGGTCAAAGTGGCCTACATGAGTAACACCATTAAGGATCTGATTGAAGATGCCGGCGTGGACCTTCCCATTCCCTTGCCCAACGTCACTGGTGAGGTGCTCCGCAAGGTGGTTGAATACTGCAAGTATCACACGCTCAACCCGGACCTCAACAAGAAAACCGAGGAGGAGGAACACGACTCGACCAAGTTCACCATTTGCGAGTGGGATGTCGAGTTTTGCAAGGTTGAGCAATCAACGCTCTTTGAGCTCATCATGGCGGCCAACTATTTGGACATCAAGGACTTGCTCGATCTCACCTGCAAAACGGTGGCCGGCATGATCAAGGGCAAGACGCCCGAGGAGATCCGCACGATGTTCAACATTGTCAACGATTTCACGCCCGAGGAGGAGGAGCGTATCCGCTTGGAAAACCAGTGGTGTGAAGAAGCTGAATAAAAACATTTTGCAGCACACCACATTTGAAAAATCAGGCGCGACACATTAAGAAAGTGTGTGGTTTTGATAGGAGAGTGTGACGTTTGACAATAATTCATGAAATAGGTCTTTGGCAGAAGGACGGTTTTTATTGTGTCTCGGCCAGCGCAGCCTTTTCCGCCTGGTATCGCTCCTTGTCCTTGGCAGCCATGGCGATATAGGGAGCCTTTTCCTCGTCGCTGACGGAGCCCCACTTGGCGGCGACGGCTCGGGTGAGCTCGACAAACGTCAGCTCCGGCTGCTCTTCCTTGATCACGGGCCGGATGGCGTTGGCAAAATACATGTAGGCCGACATGGAGCGCTTGGGCTTGGACGGATCCTTTTTCTTGCGCGTCTTCTTTCCGACGGTGGGCTTGGGCTTGATAATTTCTTCGACTTTCTCTTCCGACATTCTGATGGATTTAATTTTTTCACTATTTCAGCCCTGGCCTGAACTCGGCGCCTGTCAAATTTCCTTTTTCTGAAAAAATGTTGCGTTTGTTTCAAAGCGAACATGACTGGTTGTAAAAAGACGATTTGTTGCCGCGGACCACGCGGATTCGAAGGCCCCCAAGGCCCCGTTGGTCCCGCAGGTCCCCAAGGGGAGAAAGGCGATCAGGGTCCACAAGGCCCCCAAGGCCCTGAAGGGCAAAAAGGTGCAATGGGTCAGACTGGACAGCAGGGTCCCGCAGGTCCCCAAGGCCCCGTCGGTCCCGAAGGGATGAAAGGTGATCAAGGTCCTCAAGGTGAAAAGGGAGATCAGGGTCCTCAAGGTGAAAAGGGAGATCAGGGTCCTGAAGGTGAAAAAGGTGATCAAGGTCCTCAAGGTGAAAAGGGAGATCAGGGTCCTGAAGGTCCCCAAGGCCCCGTCGGTCCCGAAGGGATGAAAGGTGAGCCAGGTGAAAAGGGTGACGAAGGCGCTCAGGGCCCCGCAGGTCCCCAAGGCGAGAAAGGTGACCAAGGTGAAAAGGGCGATGTTGGTCCTCAAGGCCCCCAAGGCCCTGTAGGGGAGAAGGGTGACGAAGGCCCCGTTGGTCCCCAAGGCCAAAAAGGTGATGAAGGCCCTCAAGGCCCTCATGGTCCCCAAGGGGAGAAGGGTGATGTTGGTCCCCAAGGCCCCGTAGGTCCCGCAGGTCCCGAAGGGATGAAGGGTGATGTCGGTCCTCAAGGTCCGCCGGGATTTCCTGGCCCCTCAGGGGAGAAGGGTGAAAAGGGTGATTCTGGCGTGGCTCCGGTGAGCGACTGTGTTGCGCTGGTGACCACCGGATCAGAGACTGAAGCCGACGCTTTGCCGGCGCGGATCAATGTGGAACTCGAGGACGGCAAATTCAAAATCTGCGGCCGTGTGGACATGCCAAACGGCGACCTTGTTCGACTGCGACAGCTTTGCACTGAACCCATCTTTACAATCGATTTTACACTGGACAATACTGCGCTACCCGTCCCATCGCAGACGCTTGATCGCGATTGCTCAGTGGGAGTCTGGACGTGTTGCGCCCGCCAGACGGAAAGTCAGTTTACCAATTGTGGTCTAAGCAACAGCGGTGAAATCCAAGTGTCAAGAATCAACGCTGGTGAAGACGAAGAATTGTTGATTGGATTGCGTGTCATCAACAACTTTGACGAGCGCTTGTTTGAGTTGGACGAGGGAAACAACGTGCAGTGGAACATTAGTTATCGCTTGGACCAGCTCAACTTTATCATCTGTGGAAAGCTCCAGGAACGTGAAGACTAATAAAAACACACACTAAATATTTGCATACATTTCAGGCATTTCCAGTAGCGGCTGTTCCATGCCTTCCGAGAGTCGGGACGATTCGTGTGCAACCGAGGCCGCCGCGTGAAATCGCATCAACGTCACCAAGAAAATCAGGGCAGAACCGACCACTTCCACCGCCAGCGTGCCGACGCCGTAGTAGATGGCGTAACCCACAAAAAACGTGTCGTGAAACAGACCCGCGCCCAAAAACACCAGCACCGCCCGCACCGTAAACATCAACATCAGCGCCGACGTGAACGCGAGCACCATATACATGCTCCAGCGCTCCTGGTGACTCGGTCGAGACGCGCCGCGCATCAGAAAGACAAAAGTGATGCACACATACGCCAGGAGCGCCGCGCCCACCACCAAGAGCCACGTGGCCAAAATCAAGTCCACCACGTTGAGCGTCTGATAGTTTTCAAGCTCGAGCACCTGATGCGAGCGACCGTAGCTCACGGACAGCGCGATGGAAGTGCCGACCAAGCCTGCGGAGATCAAGACAAAGCCGACGGAAAGCCGGCGGAGATGTGTCGATTTCACGGGGTATATTTCGGCGTGCACGGCCCGAATCCACATGTGCAAAAACAACAACAGCGTCAGAGCAAACGCCACGCTCGCCATTTTGTCCACCACGTAAAAGGCCAGCTCGCTGAAAAACGTTTGAGCCCCAAAGCCGCGCCACCCAATGGTCCAAAAACACACGCGCACCCCCGCGGTCACGGTGATGCCGACGGTCAAGGCCAAGTAGGTCCACTCGCGTGATTGGGCCACGGCCAACGCGAAAATGACAATCGCCGTGCCGGCCAAAAACAAGAGCGCGCTGAGAATCAGGCCGGTGATGGAAGCACCCGCCGGAATCCAACGCGATGTGAGCGGCAACATGCGGTCCACTTGATCCATTTCCGCGCGGACCACCCGCAGACACCCCGGGTTTCCGGCGCACACCGCCTGGATTTTCACCAGGTGTGCACGGAGTGAGACCAGCGCATAGTGGAATACATACCTTTTCAGCACCACGTCAGAGTTTTCAGTGGTGTTGCGAATGGCCTGCATGGCGCGCGTCCAGTTGGCGGCGATCTCGCGCACTTGCTCGCCGGTCCTAGTCAGATCGGTGAAATTCACGCCGTGGGCCTCGTGGTTGCGAGTGAATTCCAACTGGGCCACCAACCGAGCATCGACCGAGCATCCTGACTTTGACCCTTCGGGACACGTGGCGTAATGATGGATCAGGCGGCGGAAATACCTGAGTTGGTAATCGCGGTTGAATCGAGACACCTCAACCAAGTAGGTCATTCGACAGTTGCTCGACTCGGTCGTCATGTCACACTTGGCCAACTGAATCAGGGCCTGCTTCTCCAGTCGGTGCATAAAGGCTTCACACGTATGGTTGCCACAGTAAGCGGCATATTGAAACGCAAACTCATCGACTTGCGCCTGGAAATTCCGCCGGACTTGACTGCACAGGGTGGATGAACACGGCACTTGGTCAAGGGCGCGCTTGGTGTCCAGCATGTTTTCCATGCCGGCCGCGTTGATGTTATTGATCTGGGCCAACTCGCGCTGTGCACATGGGTCGTCGAACGCAAACAATGATTCGGTTTGCGGACACTGATTGATCCGGTGCACTGCCTGCAACACGGCCGCTTGGTGGTCGGCGTCAATGGCGAAAAAAGGTTGAGTCACGGGAATAAGGTGATTTTCACACTCGGTCACGGTAGAGCAATTTTCCAGCGCAACGCCGCCGATAATCAAGAAAAACAAAAGGCGCCACATTTTCAGCCCCTGATTTTGCAAAAAAAAAATTATTTGTTGGTTCGCCCACACTTAACACGAGAAAAATAGTTCATTCACTACTGCTCTCTTCATCGCTGCTCGAGTCATACTTGTGTTCTTCGTAATAGGTCATCAGCGCGCGACCTCTTTCAGATTCAATCCAGGCGGCGTTGTGCTTCGGACATTCCCGCTGCTCCTTCGCTGAACATTGTTTGCACATGGTCACCGTGCAAGGGCCCTTGCAATTACACCATCTTCTACAACACTGGCACATCCACTGCTGACAATACACACACAAACTTTTCTGACACGCCAAAGGGTGATCACATAGCGCGCACTCTTTGTTCGGACGCTGTGCCCGACGGGCCTGCTTCAACACTTTGCGATGGAAGGTAAGAAGCTCATCGTTTTTCTTGCGCGCATCCAACAACGCCTGATTTTGAGCCGCGAGCAGGGTGTTGGAAGTTTTCAGGCGTTTGTTTTCAGCTTCCAACACCTTGAGCTCTTGGCGATAATCAATACACGATTCAATGACGTAATCTTGCACACTGGCCGTCTCTCGACGCATGGCATTACGAACATCCAACCGCCGTTTCCGATCGATTGCACCTGTCACCTGCGCCAGACTCTGCTGCAGCTGCATCAACTGCTCATCATTCCATTCCATGATCCTGAAGGACAGAAAGGACCCCTTCACGACTCTCAATCTTCGTCGGCGTGCTTACCAGACGGGCCTAACAATTTCTGAAAAAGTTTTCAGAAAAAATGATTTTTGGGAATTTTGAAAAATGTTCAACCTGGTCTCCAGAAAAAAAATCGGGCTTGGCAAAAAAAAAATTGAGCTCAGATTTTTTTGTCTGAAAAAATTTGGGGTTGGTGAAATTTTTTTTTTCAAAATGAGGAATTTCCGGAAAAAGTTTTCCCGATTTATTCAGAGGTCTGAAGTTGGGCAAACAGACGGGTGAAGGTATCCTGGTGGGGTGGTCGCCGGTTCTCGTCTGGGCATCGGCGCATCCGGGCCATGTAGATGGTGAGAGCCGCCTGAAGGTGTCCCCAGAAATTTCCTACGGCCATCACCGCCTGATCGTAGGTGTTGGTGTTCGGGTCAAGACCAAAGAATGGCGCAAAAATCACTTCGCTCCAATTGTCAATGTCGCTATCGACAGGATAGGCGGTGGTTCCCTCCAAATCAAACTTGAACTCGGGGCTTTCCACGAGAAGATCCATTCGTCCGACGTATGAGCCGCGCGTGCAGGCACCCGAGATTTTCACGTCCCCTTTCAGCTTGACGTTGAAAAACTCTTTCTCCGTGGGACCACCGTGAAGATTGCTGTTGAGAAACGCGTCCACAGGGTGAATGGTGATGGACTCCAGGCGCTCTGAAAACATGGCGTCTTTGCCTTCAAATGCCCTTTTCACAAACTCCAAGCACATGGCTTCATGTTGGCGCTGTGCCTGTTCCTCGAAAGCTCGGAGCTCTTGGCGTTTCTGCTCCAATTCGCGGCGTTTCTCTTCCACCAGGCTGATTGAACTCATCGTGTAAATTGCGACCCTTTGTTTTTTTTATTTTTCAGCGTTCTGTTCGATTTCAGCCAGGCACTGGGCCCGCTGGGCCCGCCGGGCGATTGGCAATATTTTCGACAATTCGCCGGCGGATGTCCATGGCAAACACCAGCTTGTTGTAGGTGTCGAGCACGTTGTAGGGGAGCGTCCGCTTCTCCACGGGCAACAGGGAGACTAGTCCATACATGGACCATCCAAAGAGAAAGTATCGATAAAAGAGTGTCTTGTCGCGACCCGCCAGCGCTTGATTGAGGCGATACACAATCAACAGGTATGCCGCGGTGCCCACGGTCCAATACAGGTGGTTACCGCTCAACTCATACAGAAAGCCAAAGGCAATCATGAGCACATTGTAAATCACCAGTTCGTTGGTCACGGCCGCCGGAAATTGATAGAATGCGCCGAGCGTTTTCAGCAGCAGCGGCGTGGTCAACAGCCAGTCCGAGTAGCGAATCAGAATCTCGGATTCGACCGACAATTTCGACACGTCCAACACGGAATAATGCACGCCGGCAATGCCCAGCAAGATGGACGAATACCGAATGGTGTCTCGCTCGTTTGACAGCAGGCGTGGATCGGACGCAAAGTTGTGCTCGTCCAGGCCGTAGGCCAGAAACGTCACTGTGTTGAACATGAACGTCGCCCATTTCCAGTTGACCTCTTTGACGGCAGCCAACACCTGCTTCATTTTTTTCTGTTTCAATGCCATGATTATTTATTTTCCATGATTCATTTTTTCATCATTGTCGCTGCACTGTGCGCTGGGTGTGGCGTGATCACCGGTGCTCGAGCGCGGACTGCTGCATTGGGTCCCTTGGGACATCGTCGAGGTTTCCGGGTGCGTCGAGTCGGTTTTGACAGACAACTGAGCGCGCCAGAAACGACGGCCTTTTCCACGGCGGTCAAGTGGTTACCCGGGCCGAAAAAGTCGAGGACGCTGGTAGTGTCGCCGCCAATCCTCTGCGGCGCTTGTGAATCATCGCACGGCATGCGGTAGCACGACACGCGTGAAAAATAAGCTCGCCAGACTGCGGCGGAGACACTCATTTGATTTTCTAAAATTGTGAAACTCTAAAACATTTGGCCGGGGCGCATGATCAAACGCCAAAAACTTGAAGTGCCCGAAGATATGACACCTGTTCTCAAGTTGGTCTTACTCGTCGGGTGCATGGCGGACAATCAGGATTGGGGTGAATCCCTCATTCGATACCGGCGGGTCTCTCGTGCGGTAGACCGTTACATCACACAAGAGCTCCTGCAAAGGGTGTTGATGGTCATTCACGTTACGTATGAAAAAGATGAATTCCTTCCGTTGGCATTACGAAGGAGATGCTTCCTCCCCCGACCCATGACCATGCACTACCATTCGGAAGCCTTTATCGCAAATATCCACAGGTCCCCGAAAACGCCGGTGAACACGGTTTTTTTCACCGTAGTGGCCGATGGCGAATTCCTTATTGACACTGCACTCTGCAAAGATGACAATCTTGTCGCTAATCCGTGTGCCTTAAGCGACTCACACCTTATGGTGCGCGTGGAAGCCACAGATGAAAAAATCAAGATCGTGGGAACTCTGTTTGACATGAACCAGGATGGATGTCGCAAGTGTATGAGACTCAATGAAGGCTGTGAATGCACATAAGTGCACTTGACTGCAACTTGTTTATTATTCAGCCCACGAGATGTGGAGAATTGTAGCTAGCCACCCACCCTTGATTGTAATCGAATTTTTCATTTCTTTTTGAATTCCTGCACCAGCTGGTGCATCCGCCGGATTTCCAACGGTTCCCGCTCTTTCGCGAAAACAGCAGCAGCCAGCCGGCCTTGGTAGTGGAGAGCAGCGATATCTGCAGGCCTTTCAGGCCAAGGGACACCGATGATGCCACCCAAGACCATGAGTTGGTCACGGTTGAATCCCACTAGGGAGGCCACGATGGTGATTCGCATGGCTTCCAACACTTCCGGCGTCTCGCACACTGCCTGATTGGTGCTTGGTGAGGTTTGAGAGGCCACATATGCATCAACCTCCGATTCTGATACCCTCCGTGAGAGGTCCTTCAGGATCGCGCTTATGACAAGCTGTCGAGGTTCGTATCTAATGAATTTCACATCACTCCACGAGCCGTGGTTAGTGAATCTGAGTCTCGGTCCTAGATACAAAGAAGCGTCATACTCTTGGTTCTTGGAACCCCAAGCATCCAATGATGTGGTGACGAGGCAGCACAATCCAGGTGAATTTGGTTCAAGAGAGACCTTGGAGCAAAAAATAGCGTCTTCGCAAGCACGAACATAGTCCCATAAGTAGGGATGAATTTGAAAATTTATCAAAAATTTCGGTTCAACATTGAACAAGTCTCGAAATACAGTTGAAACAACGCCGTCGGGTTCGTGGCCTTGGATTCCATCAGGCACACCAACGCCTCCTGGCTAGAGACTTTCC